TACTAAGGATAAGAATAAGGAGCTTGTCTAATATGGATGAAAAAATGAACATAATGCCACAGTATCCAATACCTAGCTATAAGTATGGAGGGATACATATAAAGAAAAAGAATAGAGGTAAATTCAACGCTTTAAAGAAAAGAACAGGTAAGTCTACAGAAGAACTTACTCACAGTAAGAATCCCTTAACACGTAAACGGGCTATCTTTGCATAGAATGCTAAAAAATGGAATAAGGGTAAAAAGAAAAAGTAATCTAATTATTAAATAATTATGGAAAATAAGAACACATTAAATGGTTTTGAGGCTATTCTTGAAAGCCTTAATCCTAATGTAGGTGCTAATAAAACTAAAGAGATTGATAATATTGATAATGAATTTGATGCAGTTGAAGAGCTGACAGATGAGGAGTTGGAAGCACTACGAGGTAAAACAAGTAAGAAATCTACAAATAACAAAGAAGATGAAGAAGAGGAAGAAGATGATGTAGATGGCAAAGGTGAAGAAGACGACGACATTGAAACTAATGAGCCTTCAAAAACTAAGAAGTCTAGTAAGAAGACAACTAAGACTGACAAGGATAATGACACTGTGGATGAAAAAGGAGAGGAGGATGATATAGATTCCGATGATGGAACTACTTCCGAAGAACTAATCATTAACTTCTTTGATTCATTGTCTGAACAGTTAGGTTGGTCTGATGTAGAAGATGAAGATAAGCCTAAGACTGCAGAAGACCTTATTGAATATTTTAAAGATGTAATTGAAGAAAACTCTGTACCTCAGTATGCTAGTGAGGAAGTAGAGAAACTTGATGAATTTGTACGTAATGGAGGTAACCTTAAAGATTATTTTAGTATTGACGCTGATATTGATCTTGACAATATCGAGGTGGAGGATAACGAAATAAATCAGAAATTAGTTATAAAGGAGTTTTTGAAAGAGAAAGGCCTCTCTGCTAAACTGATTGATAAGAAGATTACCAAGTATGAAGATGCTGGTATTCTTGAAGATGAAGCTGTGGATGCATTAGAGGCTCTTAAAGACATCAAAGCTGAAAGGAAGGAAAAGCTATTAGAGGAGCAACAAAAGTCTGCTAGAGAGGCTTAGAAGCAGCAACAGACATTCTTTAATAACGTTGTCTCTGAAATAAAAGGCATGGATAGCATTTATGGTATTGAAATTCCAGAAAAAGACAAACGAGCTTTGTTGGAATATATATTTAAACCTGATGCAGAAGGTGTTACCAAGTATCAGAAAGATTATGCTAAAAGCCTTAAGAATTTGATTACTTCCGCTTACTTTACTATGAAGGGTGATAGTTTGATTACTATTGCAAAGCAGAAAGGTAAGAAAGACGCTCTAGATAATTTCAAAAATAGTTTGAGAGGAAGTGGAGTTACTAAGAAGTCTAGGAAGCAAGTTATAAACAATGACAGTACCTCAACTATTTGGGATACTTTTGCACGACAACTACGTGTCGCATAATAAAATTAAAACAAATAAATTAAATTACTAGTATTTTTATGGATAACAGTATTCTTAACAATCTGCAACTATACAAAGGTAAGTGGTTTTCTGACCTGATTGATACTGCGAAGATTTCTGTAGCTTCTCAGTAGAATCCGTATCAGGTTTCTACCATTCTGTCTTATGTATTCGGTACTAAAGATAGTGGCTATAGCACTTCTTTGGATATGTTGACAGGTGGTCTTGGCAACGTTATGACTATCGATCAGCCTTCATTTGAATGGTCTGTAATGATCGATGCTGACCGTGCCGTAACAATTAGAGACGCTAAATGGAATGGCGCAGCTATTACTCCTACTTCTACTGCAGGTTTGGGTAACACACCTATTATGTTGTGGTTGGAAGATAACTGGTTTGGTCCTGGTGCTATTCTTGAGTTTGATAACAAGGAATTCCAAGTACGTGTATCTGGCGCACCTTATCAAGATGGAAATCTGTGGGTATATACTTGTTTTGTAGCCGATGGTCAACCTTCATCTTATATTCCTGCTGAATATCTTGAAGCTGGAAAGCAGGTTTCTCGTCTTGCTTCTGCATATGAGGAATACAGTGAAGAGGGTGATATCTTGAACTATAACACTCACTTCAAGATGCGTAACTACCTTACTACGATTCGTATTAACTACGATATCACTGGTTCTGCCTATTCTACTGTAATGGCTATTGCTCTGAAAGATCCTGCAACTGGTAAGACTTCTTACTTGTGGGCTGATTATCAGGAATGGAAAGCTTTGCGTGAATGGTATAAGAGATGTGAACGTATGTTGGTTTACATGAAGACTAATGTAAACAAAGACGGTTCTTGTAATTTGAAGGGTACTAACGGCCGTCCGGTATTTATCGGTGCTGGTTTGTTGGAACAGATTGCTCCGTCTAACAGACGTTATTACACTCGTTTAACTGGTGAAATGTTGGAAGACTTCTTGTTCGATCTGTCTTACAACTGTCTTGGTACTAACGAACGTAAGTTTGTTGCCTTGACTGGTGAAATGGGTATGCGTGAGTTTGACCGTATCTTGAAAGAGAAGGTAGCTACTATGAATCTGATGGATACAGTATTTGTAACTGGTTCTGGTGATAACCTTACTTTTGGTGGTCAGTTCAAGACTTACAAAATGACCAACGGTATCGAGTTGACTCTGAAGTACTTCCCGCTGTACGATGATACTACTTATAACCGTGAATTGCATCCGGTAACCTTGAAACCGAAGGAATCATATCGTATGACTTTCTTGGATCTTGGTCGTCGTGATGGTGAAGCTAACATCGTTAAAGTAGTACGTAAAGATCGTGAATTCGTAACTTGGTATACTGGTGGTGCTGTAGCTCCGAATGGTTATGCTAAGTCTAAAGATACTCTGAGATCTAACGGTAAAGACGGTTATACCGTATTCTTCCTTGGTGAAATGGGTATCATGTTGCGTGATCCTCGTGCTTGCGGTGAATTGATCCTTGAATAATAAAAAACGTTAAGGCCAGTTTCGGCTGGCCTTTTCTTTTTCCTAACTTGATAGAATCTAATATTTAATATTATGGAAGTAATCGTTAGAATAGTTAAAGTAAATCCTTGGACCGGACTTACAAAATGGCCTACAACATTTGATTATGTAGGACCTTACTGGACTAGATCTGGTAATATCTACACTGGCTTGAGTACAGAAGATGCTCGTAGATTAGAGAAAGCCTTAAATAAAGAAGAAGGTGAGTTGTCCCCTAATAGCGATTTTTGGACTACCTTCGCAGTTAAACTTGGTAAAAGAGATCTAATACTGGATACAGATAAGCCGTTGGATGAATTGCAATATCTGTTCCTTAAAGGTCACAAACGAGTAGCAGACGGATTAGCCAATATGAATCCTTCTAAAGACTATGTACTGATTAATAAAGACTCTGAAGCAGAACAAGCTAATCGTATCAATAAGATTAAGCGTGAAGCATATAGAGAATTAGATAAAATGTCTATTGAAGATATGCGTAAGTGCTTGCGTTTATATGGTATGAAATCAGATACTATGTCAAATGAACTCGTTGAAGCTAAGCTTACTGAACAAGTTGAAACAGCACCTGATAAGTTTATGTTGAAATGGGTAAATAACCCAAATAAAGAAATTAACTTTGTCATTGAAGAAGCTATTGCTAAAAATATTATTCGTAAGAATAGAACTCAATACTTCTTTGGTACAGATCTGATTGGTAATGGTATTGATGATGTTATTGTTTACTTACAAGATAAGAAAAATCAAGACATTAAGTTAGCCATTATGAATGAAATTAAATCCAAATAATGAAGATATCTGATTTACATAAGGCATTTAAAGTTCTCATGGATAAGAATTCAGAGGCAGTCGCTTTCGGTGGCTGCCCTGCATTCCTTCCTGAAGAAATAGATTTGTTTCTTAATTAGGCTTATATAGAAGTAATATGTAATAAGTACACCGGTAACAATACTATGAAAGTAGGATTCGAAGGTGCCGTTAAGCGTATTGCTGATTTATAGAAGTTAATTAAGACAGATACTGCACAACCTTTAGTATATCCATACTCTAGCTCTAATGTTCTTACTCTATCTAATTTCTTTAAAGACAATCAAGAACTTAAGAGAATGTTCTATGTAGATTGTGTATTACACTTCAATGATGAAGTTGCTATATGTACACTTATAGATCATGAAAAGGCTAAAGGATTCTTATAGACATATAATAATATGCCTTGGATAGAAACCCCTGTAGCAGTATTAGAAGATAATACATTGAAGATATATATAGATCCTATACGTATGTCTGCTGATACTTATACTGCTGATATTACTTATATTAAGTATCCTCAGAACATAAGCTATACAGACTACAATAAGGATATCACTGAGGTTCCTGATTACATATTAAATGAGGTAATTGATAGAGCTGTAGAAATAGCACTAGAGACTATAGAATCTCAGAGAACACAGACCAAAGTACAACTTGATAGCTTGAATGAATAATGAGTCCACGTGAAATGCAAATAGAGGTAGAAAGAAGACTATAGCTGATTAGTCCTACATTAGCTATTGATAATAAACTACCATCTGATACTATATTATCATTTATTAATGAAGCTGTCGATAAGTTCTGGAAGACTAGATATTCAGGTATCAATTTCAAACAAAGAGGCTTCGAGTAGGACTAGAAACGTACTGATGATTTACGTACTTTGGTTACAAAGTACACTTATAAAGATAATGGCATTACTAAGGTTAATCAAGAAACCTATACAGTTACCTTACCTGACGATTATGTAATACTATTAGGTGATACAGCAGGTATAGCTCCTGCAGATGGTATTACTAATGATTGTTGGGAGAAAGATTCTGAAGGTAACTATAAAGTTAAGTATAGTGATACTATAGAAGGTACTATTGAAACTGTAGACAGAATCAAAGAGAATTCATTATCAGAGTATCATCTAAAGTATACTAAAGCTAAACCTATCAAACTCATGTAGGATAATACTATTACTTTATATACTGATGGTAATTATAAGGTAGCTGAATATACTATTGAGTATTTAAAGAAACCAAGTAAAGTAGACCTTAAAGCTAATCCTACTGATGAGTATACAGACCTTCCTAGTCATACTCATATGGAAATAGTTAAATTAGCAGTATAGTTAATATTAGCTACTTTACCAAATTATAATGTATATTCTAATGAAGTAAATTCAATGGAATAACATTAACAGAAAGCGCTTATTGACGTGGAAATTAAACTTTTAAACAAGTTAGGAAAGTAGAAAGTAAGCGAAAATAGACAGAAGCGCTTAATATGTCTAATTTAAAATAACAATTACATTATATGATAACTTCAGTTCACACCGTTCTTATCGGTAAGAAATGTCCTGCTAGCTATACTACTGTAGATGTTTTGAATGCTGGTGAAGTAGCTTTGTTTGATCAGAATAAAGCTATCCTTAAAACAGCAGAAGAAGCCGCTAAGGCTAGCTCACTCTATGTAGGTGTTGCAGGTGAAAAGATCAATGTTACTACGCCTGATGGTAATGTTGCTTAGAAAGCTAATATTGAATTCTCTAATGAGATTCAGAAGAGTTCTAAACCATCTGCCGTAATCGGTCAGCATGTAGAACCTACTCAAGATGAAGTAGTTATTACTTTGACTAATGCTACTATTGTAGCTGGTCACAGATATGTACTTCGTGTATTGTATAAAGATATTGAAGCTAATAACTTCCAATTTACTCATACTTATGAAGTATATGCTGAATCAAATGAAGCACAGAAATTAGCGGAAGCTTTTGTAAAGAAAATTAATGCTCACAAGAATCGTCGTATTCAGGCTAAGAATACTACTGCTGTTCTCACTTTGACTGCTATGGTTAAAGATGATAATGAAGGTGTTTATTCTCTGAATGAATACTCTGTAGTAGATATGGAAGTATCTCTGTATCATACTGTTCCTGGTGCATTGCTTGCTAATCAGCCGGAAGCAGTATCTGGTGCTACTATTGCTAAGACTCCAGGTAATCCTGGTAAAGGTTTCTGGAAGCAAGTTCGTGATGCAGAAGTACGCTACATGGGCTATAAAGGTCATGTGTTTACTGGTGCATATCCTGAAGTAGAACAGGCTCGCAAAGTAGTAGAAGGTGCTTCTTATGACTATGCAGTAATTGAAAATGATAACCTGTATCTGAGTAATGACAACCAATATATTAAGACTACTCCGTTGACTACGGAAGTATACTGTCCTAGTATGGTTAATTCTATCGTTGATAAAGGTATTCAGTCATTTATCAAAGGTGAAACTGTAGCATAATAAAAACAGTGTTTCAGTGTGCTGACAAGGGCTATGGGGCTAAATAGCCCTGTAGCCTTTTTTTATTTAAAAGTATTAATATGAAGATAACTGGTATAACAATAGTAAAACACAACATAGTAGTAGAATTAGATACAAAGATACCTGATTCAGTAGATTCTAATTTGTATTTATACATAGACACACTGAATAACTATTCTAACAGGAGTTCAGTAAATCCTGATAAGCATTCATATAGATTATTAGTATTAGGTACAGACTATAGCTCTGATGTAAAGATTGACGAATAGAGATTATCTATAGTAATAGATTCTAATAAATTAGAAAATATGTGTATGAGTGCGTTTATTGCTACTATAGATAATTCAAGTCAATTCTTTTTCAATCAAGCTGATATATATTATAAAGAAGTAGAATTACTATGTAAGAACTGTAGTACTTGTTTAGATGATCAGCAAATAGATAGAATGATATTGTTTTTATTGAAACAAGATCTGTTAAGTTACGCTATCAATAATAACTTAATAGACGATGCAGTACAGTATTATACAGATATAGCTAGAATGCTAAATATATGTTTAGATACTAAAACTACATTCTACAATAACCACGATTGCTTTGCTTGTAATAAAACTTGTAGAAACGGAGTTTGTTCATTATGCTAATAGATGATATATATAGAATAGGTAAAGAGTATAACTTAAAAGTTAAGTACAACTCTAATCAAGGTATACCTTGTATACGTAAATGGGTTTGTGCTAATCATATTGCTCGTCTATTAGAAAGTGATTTAAAGTTTACAGATGAACAAATAGATTGTCTTAGAGCATTGATAAGCAAGTTAGTACATCCTTTGGATGAAATGTGGAAGGATACTTCAGAAACTGATGATAAAGCAATACTGCTAGAACAAAGTTTAGGAGTAGATTTAGGTATAAAAACATTCTATGACGAACTTTTAATTTGTGAAAAATGACTCCATTAGAAGAACAAGTACAGAAAAATACCACATCTATTAAGACTATATCAGATAGTCTAATATAGTATGCTAAAGATACAGACTTAGATAAGTCTAATGAGAATATATCAGCTAATACATCTGATATAGAAGAATTACGTAATAATATAGGCAGTCTACAAACTCAAATTAATCTATAGAATCGTATTGAGTAGATGAAGGATACTAATATAGTAGATGCTGCTAAATTAGACTTACTTTAGTATGATGGTAAAAGATGGTCAAATATTGCTGCTAATAAGGTAGTAACTGGCTTACTTGGTAAATTAGTTGATTTACAAGATGTATCTATTAATAATTTACGTAATGACAATGCATTAGCATGGGATAGTGAATTATAGAAGTGGACTAATAAGAACCTGAATACAGAGATATATGATGATGTATTCTTAAGTAAGATCAAGCCTGATTCTACTGCTTACGAAGTATGGTTTAAAGAATCAGCAATATTTGGTCAAGAAGGTTTTGCATCAGGTCTTACAGGATTTGGTGGTAAGATTGACAGATATGGTCATGCTGAATTTGATAGTCTTACTTTACGTAGATTCCTTGAAGTACCTGAATTGAGATATAATCGTGTAGAGATTCAATTAGGAGATAAGTGGAATGCTCCTGGCGCAGGTGTAATAGAAAGTGTAGAACAAACAGATGAATATTCAGGTGTTATTACACTGAAACTAGAAGAAGGAGAATACGGGGCTGTATCAATGGGTGACTTATGTATGGGTATATATCATTCAGAGAAGACAGATGAAAATGCTGAACACGATGAAGATGATGGTAGAGGTAATAGAAAGTTTGCGGGTTTCTATACTGTTTACTTTGAAGTTACTAACATACTAGATGCACAAAATAAGAAATTTGGTTACAAGCTTAGGCCAGTAGATGATTATTGGAATATGACGTTTCACCCATGTGCTCAAATGAACTTTGTTGCATATGGTAATAAAACTAATGTAGATCGCCAAACATCTTGTTACTCAACTCGTACTTATACACGTTACTTAGTAAACTAGAATACTTGGGATTAGAAGGCTAAGAATATTGCAATGCAATTTGGTAATCTTGATAATCTCAATATGTTTGGTTACGATATGAGAGGATATTCGGCATATCTTAATTCAGTATACTTTACCGGTACTATTACTCAAGTAAAGCCAAATGGAGAAGAGATAAGATATGCTAATGATAGAGGACCTTGGGAACCAGACACTCACTATGATTACTATGATAGAGTAAGTGTATTAGGTTACTTATGGTTATGTGTTAATATAAACGGTACCGATACTAAACCTAGCGATAGTAATCCGGATTGGTTAATGCAGGTATCTAAAGGTGATACAGGAGAAGGTTTAATAGTACGTAGGTCTGAATGGTGGCCTGGTAGACTATATTGCAATGAAAGTGAAGTATCTCCAACAGTACAACCATTGAGGTACTTAGATATTGCTTTAATTAAAGATTTAGGAACTTCTACAGGTTATAAAGCATACAAATGTATATCTACTATAGATAGAGGTCACGGACAAGGCAAACACTTATCTTCTAGTGATAACAAGCCTGGTACTCCCGGTGGAGTTGAATATTGGGAAGAATTAGCTCAGAATGTAGCTAGTATTTATACTGATTTGATTATAGCTAAAAATGCTAAATTAGACTTTATTACTGGTAACTCATTAAGAGTTGGTTATCAAACTGGTAATACTACTAATGATTTTCATGTAGTAGCAGGTATTACTGGTGAAGGTGGTAATGATAACAATTCTGTTCGTATATGGGCCGGTACTACTGAAGAGAATAGGGCTAACGCTCCATTCTTAGTTAGACAAGATGGTAGAATGGTAGCTAATAACGCATCCATAAGGGGAGAAATAGAAGCATTATCTGGTACTATTTAGTCACTTGAAATTACAGGTGTGCTATTTGGTGGTACAGAGACAAACGGAATGAAGCTGTTCTCTAGTTATATAAAGTTTAAGGAAGGTGAAAGAGAAGCATTAATAGGTACTCCTAATTCTTTAGGTTATTCATACTTTGGTTCTTTTAAAAGTAATGCTAATGATTTTAGTACTGCATAGATAAATGATGGTCTGTACTTTGATATTACTGGTAGTTTAATTCGTAATATGGCAATATACGGCTTTGGAAGTTTGTCATTACATGGGGATGTAGTAGGTTATAAACTTGCTTATGCTACAGATCCTACTGAAAACTAGATACTGTATCAATAGTATTCAAGGACTATATTTATAGGTAGTAGCGTTAGACGTATGTGGTATGGATTACCACATCTTGATAGCGTAAAAACAAAGTTAGCCATACAAACTGTTGAATGGGCCGTTCCTGTAACATTTGTTTATAGCCCACGTAGTAATCCAAAAGAATGCAATATATGGGGTAGAGGAAATAATGACAGTAATCCTAATAGACCTATATTATATGATAATAATGGTAATAGAATAGAATGGATTACTGTGAATGCAGGAGATGTTATGGATTTTCTATTAATATATTCACAAAACAAATATTATGCAATACTTAGAAGTAGATCTATTTAATTATGAAAATAAATTTTGCACAACTGGAAGTATACACTGACATCCAAAAAACAAATAAAATTTGTATGGATGCAAGACAACAATTAGGTGAATTGATTTATGAAGTAGGTAGTGGTATTAAAGCTCATTCGTTAGCTTTAAAGATATATAATTCTGAAGATGAGCTAGAATATACAGATGAAGAAGTACAAGTTATTATGCAATTTGTAAATCAATACTGTAAGCCTGCTATTATAGATGCTATTAATGCATTAAAAACAGAATAAGTAATATGATTACAAAAGGAATTAGAATAAGTCAGTTAGTCGAAAGGAAAGATCTCAATGGTAAAGAAATAATTCCTTTTCAAGATGGCATTCATAATGGTAAGTTAAGTATATAGTCCTTAATAGATTATATAGGGGATATATCTGATAGTGATTTAGAACTACAAGCTTTAATAAAAATATAGAAGTTTGTAGATACAGTATCAGAAATGGACTTACTGTTATATCAAGCTAAAGAAGGAGATATTTACTACTGCAAAGAAAATAAGAAACTATACGTTAGAAGTTTTAATAAGTGGGATATGTTAGACCCACTTACATCTAAAGTATATGTATTAGTAGGTTTAGACGAGTACAACAGAACTAATATCATACATCTTTGGGATGGTAATGATATGGTAGTTATGTCAGAAAGACTATTTATTGGAGAAGTAACTGGTACTGCGTATGATGGTGGTAAAGGTAAGCATTTAGCTGATATAGCTAATAGTTTACCTGATAACGTCATTAGAGAAGTTGCAGACTTTACTACAGATGGTTCAACTGTTACTTTCAACTATGAGTATGACGTTAAACAGGAATCAGGTTTGTTTGATGGTGATGCTCAAGGTAGTAAAACTATTCCATCAGCTACTACTAGTAATGCAGGCGTTATGTCTGCTACAGATAAAGTAAAAGTAGATAAGATAGTTACTGACGGAGATGGTAATAAGTATTTAACTGATAATGGTAATTATCAGGAATTAATAGAAGATACTACAGAAACTATAAAGACTACTGATGCTATACCGGTTGCAGGTGGTCCGTTAGCTGACTTACTTAACAAAGCTGGTATAAACAGTATTAGTCCTGATACAAGCATGTAGGATTTATTTGTATCTTTATTTACTAAAGAATTATGGCCTACTAATCTTGTGTTCAAAGAAGGTACAGTTAGTGCAGCTATTGCAGCTCCTTCATTTACATTAAGTAATACAGGCTTAGTAGAAGTAGGTGCTACTGTTACTATTGGGAAGACTACATTATCTGCTGCTACTATGTCTACTACAGCAAGAACATATAGTGGATTTACTTACGGTTATAGTTCCTCTAATGATAATACAAAGGATTCTTCTAATACTACTATAACAGTTAATGCTAGTAACGCTGCTCTAAATTCAGTTAATTATACTATGAAGCGTACTACTAATGGTAGTGTAGAGAATGCTACTGCTAATACTAATCCTGCTTAGGTTACTTTAAATAGCAAGACATTTAAAGCTATTGAAGGTACTAATACAGTAAAAGTAGATATAACTGGGCCTACAGCTAATGCTACATTTGCTTCTATGCCTGTATATTATGCATGTAGTAACTTAGGTAAGACTAGTGAAGAACATAAATCAGTAGCTAAAGATACTATTACTAAGACTAGCTCAACTCCTCCTAATTCCAAAACATTGAATGTTACAGGAGTATATCCTTACTATACTAATAAGGATAATATTACAACATTTGCCAAATTAGGACTGACTACTAATAAAACATTAGATGTTACATTTGTAGCTGAAACAGCAAGCAATAAACACGCATTTAAGATACCAGCTAAGTTCAATGTAACTAAGATTACGCTGTTGAATACACTTAGTGGTAAGTATGAAGACTATAGTGTTAGTAGATTCTCTGTTACTACTGAAACTATAAATGTACAAGGCACTGATGTACAATATAAAGTATATACTCGTAATGATGGAACTAACGGTTCATCTTCATTTAAAATAACATTTGCTTAATTATGAGAGATAGAGGAACGTTTAATTTTAGTGGTAATCTTGAAGTAAAGAAAGATGCCCCTCTCGAAGCTAGATCGTTAGTTAATTCATATGCAGATCTAGTAAAACCAGAGACCTGGACAGATGAATAGGGAGGTATATGGAAATATGACTGTATGTTAGTTTCCTGTAAAGATAGACCTGGTAAAGTATATCAATTATCACCTGGCGCTGACTATACTAAAGAAAGTAGTTGGACACTTATAGGAGATACGTCTGAACTTAATAGTAAAGTACAATAGTTTATAAACAGCAAAGGTGCTCCAAATGGTTTGGCTTCTTTGAATGAAAGTGGTATTATTCCATCTGCTCAATTACCGTCTTATGTAGATGATGTAATAGAAGTTGATACATTTAGTAATCTACCTGGTACTGGCGAATCTGGTAAGATATATATAGTACAAGATACTAATTTAACTTATAGATGGTCAGGTACAGACTATGTAGAAATATCTAAATCATTGGCATTAGGTGAAACTAGTTCTACTGCATATTCTGGAGATAAGGGTAAAGCTACTACAGATAAATTGAATAGAATACCCGATAAACTAATTACTGATACAGTAAATGTAGATCAATCTACTACTGAAGCAGTTTTAAAATTTACTACTTATAGACAAGAAGCATAGCAAGTAGGTAGAAATACTCTTACTATTACTTCAGCTACTATATCTCAAGCAGGTTTAATGTCATCATCAGATAAAACTAAACTGGATGGATTAAAAGATCAAGCTGGTATTACTTCTGATATTGATGCTGTATAGACTAATTTAGAAACACATATTAATAATAAGTCTAATCCTCATGAAGTTAATAAAGCTCAAGTAGGATTAGGTAATGTAGATAATACTTCTGATGCTAATAAGCCTATATCTACTGCTACACAGAATGCTTTGAATAGTAAGTTTAATGCTTCTGATGGTAATGCTTTAAAGTAGAGAGTAGATAATATACCTGAATTGGTAGCTACCGATATTACTGTTGATAGTGATAACGATAGTGTAAATATATCTTTAGATAAGACGTCTATTGTAGACGGAACATTATCAGGAACAACTATAAACATTAATTCTGCAACAGCTAGTAAAGCTGGTATACTTGTACCTACTGATAAAAGCAAAATAGATAAGATAGTTACTGACGGAGATGGTAATAAGTATTTAACTGATAATGGTAATTATCAGGAATTAATAGAAGATACTACAGAAACTATAAAGACTACTGATGCTATACCGGTTGCAGGTGGTCCGTTAGCTGACTTACTTAACAAAGCTGGTATAAACAGTATTAGTCCTGATACAAGCATGTAGGATTTATTTGTATCTTTATTTACTAAAGAATTATGGCCTACTAATCTTGTGTTCAAAGAAGGTACAGTTAGTGCAGCTATTGCAGCTCCTTCATTTACATTAAGTAATACAGGCTTAGTAGAAGTAGGTGCTACTGTTACTATTGGGAAGACTACATTATCTGCTGCTACTATGTCTACTACAGCAAGAACATATAGTGGATTTACTTACGGTTATAGTTCCTCTAATGATAATACAAAGGATTCTTCTAATACTACTATAACAGTTAATGCTAGTAACGCTGCTCTAAATTCAGTTAATTATACTATGAAGCGTACTACTAATGGTAGTGTAGAGAATGCTACTGCTAATACTAATCCTGCTTAGGTTACTTTAAATAGCAAGACATTTAAAGCTATTGAAGGTACTAATACAGTAAAAGTAGATATAACTGGGCCTACAGCTAATGCTACATTTGCTTCTATGCCTGTATATTATGCATGTAGTAACTTAGGTAAGACTAGTGAAGAACATAAATCAGTAGCTAAAGATACTATTACTAAGACTAGCTCAACTCCTCCTAATTCCAAAACATTGAATGTTACAGGAGTATATCCTTACTATACTAATAAGGATAATATTACAACATTTGCCAAATTAGGACTGACTACTAATAAAACATTAGATGTTACATTTGTAGCTGAAACAGCAAGCAATAAACACGCATTTAAGATACCAGCTAAGTTCAATGTAACTAAGATTACGCTGTTGAATACACTTAGTGGTAAGTATGAAGACTATAGTGTTAGTAGATTCTCTGTTACTACTGAAACTATAAATGTACAAGGCACTGATGTACAATATAAAGTATATACTCGTAATGATGGAACTAACGGTTCATCTTCATTTAAAATAACATTTGCTTAATTATGAGAGATAGAGGAACGTTTAATTTTAGTGGTAATCTTGAAGTAAAGAAAGATGCCCCTCTCGAAGCTAGATCGTTAGTTAATTCATATGCAGATCTAGTAAAACCAGAGACCTGGACAGATGAATAGGGAGGTATATGGAAATATGACTGTATGTTAGTTTCCTGTAAAGATAGACCTGGTAAAGTATATCAATTATCACCTGGCGCTGACTATACTAAAGAAAGTAGTTGGACACTTATAGGAGATACGTCTGAACTTAATAGTAAAGTACAATAGTTTATAAACAGCAAAGGTGCTCCAAATGGTTTGGCTTCTTTGAATGAAAGTGGTATTATTCCATCTGCTCAATTACCGTCTTATGTAGATGATGTAATAGAAGTTGATACATTTAGTAATCTACCTGGTACTGGCGAATCTGGTAAGATATATATAGTACAAGATACTAATTTAACTTATAGATGGTCAGGTACAGACTATGTAGAAATATCTAAATCATTGGCATTAGGTGAAACTAGTTCTACTGCATATTCTGGAGATAAGGGTAAAGCTACTACAGATAAATTGAATAGAATACCCGATAAACTAATTACTGATACAGTAAATGTAGATCAATCTACTACTGAAGCAGTTTTAAAATTTACTACTTATAGACAAGAAGCATAGCAAGTAGGTAGAAATACTCTTACTATTACTTCAGCTACTATATCTCAAGCAGGTTTAATGTCATCATCAGATAAAACTAAACTGGATGGATTAAAAGATCAAGCTGGTATTACTTCTGATATTGATGCTGTATAGACTAATTTAGAAACACATATTAATAATAAGTCTAATCCTCATGAAGTTAATAAAGCTCAAGTAGGATTAGGTAATGTAGATAATACTTCTGATGCTAATAAGCCTATATCTACTGCTACACAGAATGCTTTGAATAGTAAGTTTAATGCTTCTGATGGTAATGCTTTAAAGTAGAGAGTAGATAATATACCTGAATTGGTAGCTACCGATATTACTGTTGATAGTGATAACGATAGTGTAAATATATCTTTAGATAAGACGTCTATTGTAGACGGAACATTATCAGGAACAACTATAAACATTAATTCTGCAACAGCTAGTAAAGCTGGTATACTTGTACCTACTGATAAAAGCAAAATAGATAAGATTATTACCAATGGTAATGGTACTAAATACTTATCTGATAATGGTACTTATAAAGAAGTGAGTGGTGGATCTAGTAGTTCTGATATAAACATTATTGAATTACAAGATATTAGGGATATTATTTCAATTGTATATCATGAAAAAGATAGAGCTTCTGGTGATATAAGTTCAGTTTTTGGTGGTTCTGCTAACTTTAGATCTATAGTTAATGATATACTAAAAACACATACTCGATATTTTTTCCACGTTAAAGACACTCCAGATACTAACTGTATACAGTTATCAGTAGTAAATGCTTGGAAAAATATAGATAATACTCGATATGAACTGCATTTTATTTATAATTATTATATATCAAATGGTAATCAAAGAACTTGTAGAAGAGTAACTGTAATTGATAGTGATAATACTGATAGTAATTTATTCATCGTAGAAAATGTGAATGATATGTACGTTCTATCTAAAGATAGAGATAGACGTAAATCAGTATCATTAGTAGGTGAAGGCTTTGATGAAAATCATTGGTATCCTGTATCATTTACTGCTGACCCTAATAGTATTGTACCTCCTTGTAACTTAATAATTTGGAATAGCTTGAATAATGATTCTGCGGGAATAAGCCCTAAACCATCTTGGGCTACAAATAATAGAGGTTTTGTATTGCATATTGATATGACAATTATTGGAGATGGATATGGGCAATATACATATGCTAGAAATAAATTAAATAATTGGCATGGAGAATGGGGAGGAGAAACAGCAGTTGGAGAAATGCGTTAGACTACACAGACTTCTACATTCTATATATATCTTAGAGGAGGTGCTAATTATTTTTATACTAGTGATTACGCAGACTTAAAAATGACTGCACATTCCTCTGAAGTATTAGATGGATATAACACATACTCTATAAAGGATACACAAGGAGATATAAAAGACTTCTTTGTATACGTTGAAAATGATCTATTTGGAGAAGTTAAAAATTTACAAATAGTGCATGATAATGAGTTTAACTTTGCAAATGATAGTATCGGAGGCTATGTATGGATTAACTATAGATCTAGATATGATTCAGTAACTTCGGCCAAGGCAGTATACGTAGGTAATGGTCAAGCTGGTGCAGATGGATCTTTTGGTGCAATACATGCTTCAGGCTTCTTTAAAGAATCTGACGTTAGATTAAAATCTAATATAGCTCCATTAAATCATACATTAGATCAAATATGCAACATACCTACTGTAGAGTTCAATATGCATGATAAACATCAAATAGGTACTATTGCATAGGATTTAGAGAATAATTTTGCAGAAGTAGTTAATACTGATAGTGATGGTATGAAGTCTGTAGATTACTGTATGTTAGGTGTAGTAGCTATTGAAGGTATTAAGTTACTTAAGTAGGAAGTAGAAGATTTAAAGAAATAGATAAAGGAGTTGAAGAATGGAAGATAAAACTATTCAAATTGAACCTAAGGCTGCTGTAGAGATGCAAACTTGGACAAATATTTATGATAGAGTACCATCTCACTATAAACAATATGTAAGTTATCCTACTACAACTATGCAAGAATGTCCTTCTAAAGCAGATATAAATAGTAAACTTACGCATGCTTGTACTACAGATTCTAATGAATTAGCTGACTACAGTTCTATTACGTTAAACTTCTCTGAAAGAGATAAGTTAACGTCAGATTCATTAGCTGAAAATTGGGTACACAATAGTACTACACAAAGAGATATTCAATTGAAATACGGTACTACTATATTACTTAATTAGTTTGCGATTCATTAGAATATTCAAAACTATACTAGTGAGTATGCTACTAAAGTTACGGGTTAGTCTTAGTACTTTGAGGTATTGCAATTAGATATGGGAATAATACGTGTAAGACCTTTATACAATAATTAGACAAATACGATGAGAACTTGTACATTAGCTGTAACTGCTATGGGTGAAACTACATATATATATCTGTCACAAGACGCAAATCCTTTTAGCTAAATAAATTACTATGGAACCTACTAATGAATTAATAACTAAAGCAGAAGCTAATGCAGAAGGATTCAGTGTTGTACCTAACAATGAATGTATGACAAAAGCTGAGTTTGTTGCTAATCTGCCAACCCCCCCCATTTCTCATATGACTTTCCATTGGGAAATAAAAGGATCATTGTAATAATAAATGGTAGCACTGCATCTAAAACTATACAGATAAATGATGATACAGTAGTACTTAATCCTAAAGATGTATGGACAAAATCTTATTCTGACACTACTCCAATAGATGTAATTACACAAACAAATTTAGAATTCAGAATGATTCATTCAGAAGGTAATTCTAAAAACAATAATTCACAATGGATTTTTCCTGATGAACATTTAAATGCACAAGCTGGAAACTATTTACTAACTGTCTCACAAACATATAAACTTTATCTAGTATCAGTATTTTATATTACACAGTAAACAATAGAAATAATGAAATATTTTACAATTGAGGAAATGACAAAGTCATCTACAGCAAAAGCTAACGGTATAGACAATACTCCTTCAGAGGAAGGGGTATTAAAGCTATAGAAGCTAATAGAGGCTGTTTTAGACCCTTTAAGGGAATGGTATGGTAAACCTATCAAAGTTAACTCAGGGTATCGCTGTGAGGCTTTAAATAAGGCTGTAGGTAGTAAAGCTAAGAAGAGTTAGCACCTATACGGCGAAGCAGCTGATATTACTGTAGGTAGTAAGACAGAAAATGAGAAGTTATTCAACTATATTAAGGATAATCTTCCATTTGATCAGTTAATAAATGAATCAAACTTCTCTTGGGTTCATGTATCATATAGAGAAGGGAGATTACGTAAACAAGTACTAGCGCTATGAAAACAATCCTATATCAGCCTTTATTTATAAATCCTTAGGCATACTTTGTATTTCCTTAGTTGTATCATATAGAGAAGGGAGATTCCTATATTGAACCTGCTAATATTACTGGGTAGCTTATTATAAATGATTTAACCAAAGTTTTAACTTCAACTCCTACATTAAATGTAGTATAGGATACTAATTAGGTTGATTTTGGTTTATTTAAAGGTAAACATATACGCATTAGTCAATATACTAATATAGGCGCTGTAGTATTAGGTGAATGGTATATACCTGGTACACCTACACCACCTGAACCTGAACAACCTGATTGGTTTAAAGAAAGTATAGTTGCTTGGTATTCTCCTTATTGTAAGCAGGGTATGACGAATTTCGATGTTATTGAAAGTTATGCCGACGATTTTACTAAATGGAAAATTGAAAACACAGGAGTTACTTCTACTCAAAAGAAAATAGTTATTGCTGCTGGTACAGAACTAAAATATAATGTCACTTATAAAGGTTTCGGAAATTCTATTGCTGAATTTGATATTAAATATACAGGTAATGCTGTTATAAGATACCAATATAACAAGGAAGATGGTACAACGGGTATTATTACTATTAATAGAAGTGGTATCTATCATTTACCTGCCAGCATTAAAGCTCAAAAGAATTTTGGTTTTTACTGCAATCCTCAAACAGTAACAGAAGAAACTACTATTGAGCAACTTCCTACTTCTATTCTAAAAGACTTTAGCGGTAATAAACATGATGCTTATCTTTATGGTTTTAAAGGTAAATTGAATAGTGGTGTTGGTATTTATGCTCAAGATTTTAAGAAATGGAATTATGGTTCAGCTATTAATAGCAATATAAGTACAAAATCTTATAACAAATTTCATATAGTTAAAAAGAAAGTTGATAATTGGTTTGGCTTTACTATTGGCATTCCAAAAAATAATTATTATAATCAAACTTATAAACTTAAATTTAATATCAATAAGAAAATAGATGATATTAAATTTAGTGTAGTTAGTACTGATGGTAATTTAAAATCTACGCGAGTTTATTCGGTTAATATTAATAATGGTAGTGTAATCGACGTTCCTATTATTAGTGAAGAAATTTTCAATAATAAAGAAGAAAATAATATTTATTATGATTTCGGAACGAATAAGGATATTGAAATTGATGTTGAATTGATAGCGAATTATCCTAATCAGCTTTGTTATGATGGTAAATCTTATGCCATTACTTACGGACTTCCTATTCTAACTGATTATACTGTTATTGCTGATAGAACTTGGTTTGCTGAAAAAGTTAATAATGGTATATTTATGTCTAAAGCGTTAGAGCAAAATGGTGCTTTTATTTTAGAATATAAACAAGGAGATAAATGGAATACATATTCATATTATTCAGCAACTAATATAAATATAGATAAAGATAATTCTATTGTTTATCAAACTAAAAATAAATATAACGAACAAACTATATATCCTGGCGATAAACAAGATACTGATACTTTATTTATAGGAACTATTAGAAAAGATGATTCAAGAAGTTTTATCGGTTGCCATGGTGATATTATTCTATTTAATCGTTCTTTAACAGAATATGAAATATCTTGGGTAAAGAACAATATGATGTGTTCTAAGCAGCAAGAACCTGATATAGACCTATAATGTATCTGGTGCAGTTAAATTAGACTTCTTAAATATGGAAGAAGTAGCTAACTTTGCAGGTACTATTAAATTTACAAATGTGGTATAATGAAGAATTCTATAAAGAATAATATATTTGGTGCAGTGGTTGAACGGTTCTTAGATATATGCTGCAGGTGACTTATGGTATGGAGTACGTTTTACAGGTAGTAGTCCTGATGGGGTAAGAACTGGTAATATGCAAATGCATAAAGACCTACCAGTACAATCATTATTCAAAGGCTGTAGACTTACTTCTGATGGTACTATTAAATACTTTAATGCTACAGATTGGGATCATTACGAAGATGGTTCTGAAGTAACTAATAGCATTGAAGATGGTAATGATATGGTTGAATTACCTGATGCATATTATACTGTGGTAGTACACGAAGACTATGATTGGGAAATCAGAATGTCTTTGTATCCCTTAGAAGGATATACTAAGTTTAGTAAGAAGTATTGCTCTGCATATGAAGCTTATAGAGACGACAGTACCTTATACTCAATTAGAAATCAAGTACCTACTGTATATACTAATAGAGCTACTTTCTTGACACAGGCTCGTAATGGTAGAAGTAATAGTTATGTTATCTATACTTATGAGATACATAAGTTTATTACTTGGTGTTATGTAGTAGAATATGCTACCCTTAATAGTTAGAAAGCAGTTAACACAGTATTGACCGAAGAAGGTTATCATCAAGGTGGACTTGGTAATGGTATTACTAATGAAACTAAGAAAGAAAACGGTGCTGATAGATGGGCTTTTGTACCTACAGGCACTACTAATTCATTAGGTAATAGTTCTGGTCAAGTACAGTATTCATATGTTAATACGGATGCAGAAGGTACTGAAACACAAGCCAGTCAATACGCTAATAGATACAGAGGTATTGAAAATCCATTTGGTCATATATGGAAGAACTGTTGTGATATTGTTGTAACAGGAACAGACAATAAGATATACGTCACCAACAATAAAGAGAATTTTGGCATAGATAAATCGTTATATGAAGATAGTGGTTTAACTACTATCACTACTAGCAGTCAATGGGTTAAACGCATTACAAATAATGCGGCTGCTGACTTATTCTGTTAGGAAGGTGGAGCTGGTTCTACTACGTATTTCTGTGATCATTATTGGACGAATGCTGTAGCATCTGACAGAATTTTACTGTTGGGGGCTTACGCGGGTGTTGGTTCCGATGCGGGTTTCTTCTGTCTGGCTTCTTTCGTTGGCCTTGGTTATGCGGATGCTCTTGTCGGTACTCGTCTGGTATATATCCCTTAATTATTAACAAATAGGTTGTCGTTCTGGATTGAACAAGTAAGTTAGATAGGAGCTAACACGAGTAATAGTTCCAATGCAGGTTTATTCAATCTGAATTCTAACAATGACCTTAGTAATGCGAATGCTAATGTCAGTACAATGAAGCACGATTATCAGAGAACTATCAGTGATTTTCAGATTATTTGAGGAACGAGACCTTGCCTCTTGGCAAAAGATAACTAACCTAAACAAGTGTGTTGGTAACTTCGGTGAAGACTCACTTAGGTGCTTCAGATGAAAAGATATAATAATTTATTTGAAAAGATTGTTTCAATAGACAATCTATATTTAGCTGATAAGAAAGCTAGAAAGAATAAGAGTAATAGAAACGATATTAAGGAGTTTGACAAGTATAAAGATAATTTATTAGTTAGATTACAAGGTACACTGATAGACCAAACTTATACCACCTCTAAGTATGATACATTTATAATTAGAGAACCTAAGGAAAGACTTATATTCAAATTACCTTACTATCCTGATAGAATTGTTCATCATGCTATTATGAATATATTAGAACCAATTTGGCGTTCTGTATTTATTACTAATACTTATAGTTGTATTAAAAAGAGAGGAATTCATAAAGCATTGTATGATGTACAAAGCGCATTGAAAGATAAATAGAATACAGTATATTGTCTCAAGTTAGATGTAAGAAAATTTTATCCAAGTATAGACCATGAAATATTAAAGTAGATAGTTAGAAAGAAGATTAAAGACAATAAGCTACTTGCATTGTTAGATGGTATTATAGACTCTGTAGAAGGAGTTCCTATTGGTAATTATCTTTCTTAGTTCTTTGCTAATCTTTATTTGTCATATTTTGATCATTGGCTTAAAGAGGATAAGGCTGTTAAGTATTACTTTAGATATGCAGATGATATGGTAATACTTCATAGTGATAAAGAATACTTAAGACAATTACTTGATGAAATAAGAGAACAGTTAGGCACACTTAAATTAGAAATTAAAAGTAATTATTAGATATTCAGAGTAGAAGATAGAAGTATATCCTTTGTAGGATATAGAATCTATCACGATTATACTTTGATTAGAAAGAATATTAAGCACAAAATGTGTAAGAAAGTTGCTGCTATGAATAAACTTAAGCATATGACTTATAGTGGATATAGGCAGCAAGTCTGTAGTCATATTGGTTGGATGAAACATTGTAATGGCATCAATCTACTTAAGAACCGCTATTAGTCTTGACTAAGTTTAATCGAGTAATAACAACTTATTTACAATGTAAACGTTTATTAATTATAATCTCGAACAATTTTCAGAGTCCCTACCGATTTTAAACCCCTTATGAATCAGCTGGGACTTTTTTGATTTACACTTTATATCATTTACTATCTATGAATTATTATCAGTTAGGAGAGCATACAATGCCTATATTTAAAAACATGTTTAGTAGTACAGAGAAATTAGCATCTGCTGCATTAGGTGGATTAATATCTCTATACTCACCAGTATATGTTCCTATTACAGCTCTAGCTGGCATTATCATAGTTAATACTTTATATGAGTGCAAAGTAAATAAGAAATATAAAGACGATGAAATATTAGCACGTTCAAGGAGATTAACTTCAAAAATATTCTATAAGCTAAGAGATGCAATAGTTGCTATATGTGGTGCGTTTACTATTGAGAAGTTTATAGTAACTTCTATAGATTTACACGCTATTGAGTTTATAGCAGGTGCTATAGCTTTAGTAGAATTCTTCTCCTTACTTGAGAACTTAGGTAAACTACATCCTAGATGGAAAGTGTGGAATATACTTAAGAAGATAGCAAAGAAGAAAGGGGAATAGATATTAGATGTCGAATTAGATGGAGAACTTTCAGATGATACCAATAGTAATAAAGATAATTAATTGGTTCAGTAACAATATCAGAATAGTCGCAGTAGGTTTAGTTAGTTTACTTATTGCGACTGTTTTGTTTTAGAACCATTAGTTAAATAAAAAGAATGCAGAGATTAACAGAATAACTAACAATATTAGAGCTTATGAAGAGATAGCATCTAATAAAGAGGCACACAATAGAGTATTACAACTTACTATAAATGAACTGAATAATAGTAAGGATAGCTTGATACAATAGATAAATCAAGTAAAGAAAGATAATAAAGTCAAAGATAAGAATCTAACCAATGTAAGTGTAATCAATACTGAGATTAAGGATTCTGTGAAAACAGTAATTAAAGAGAAGTTAATAGACTTCGATAAAGAGTTAAAACTTAATGACTTAACAACTATCATAGTTAGTAGAAAGGATTCAATCCTAACAGCCAAAATAGATATAAAAAACTAGTAGACAATATTCGTAACAGAAAATAAAGAATATAAGAATACTTATAAGAACTGGCTAGTTAGATTCTTTCACTTTGACTTTAAAAAAATATATATCAAAAATTACCAGATAGTAAATAGCAATCCGTTGATCAAAGTAACGGATACACGGGTAATAGAAATTCCCAACAAATAACATATTCAAAACAATATTAATCAATAATAATATGCATAGAATATTTCGTGTGAAGGCTTACGAGAAAGAACACGGACCTCACTTCAATGAGGAATATGCTCGTAAAGCTGTAATGAAGATGGAAAATGAGGACGGTACTCGTGGACCACATTGGTCTTTAGAAGAGACTACCACATTGGCCAGTCAATACGGAATTGCTCTAGGAAGCAAATTCAATCGTTATGATTGGTTTGTAGCATTAAATATGGTTTACTCTGATTACTATAGAGTTATTATGAACATTACTGGTTCTAATAATACTAAACACTACTACTTAGAACTACTGGAGTAGTAACTACATCTACAGAAGTAAGATATGATGTTAACTACGCAGATTACAGAAGTTTGCCTAACGAAGGTCTGTTCTTCTTAGATGTAAGATAGGCTTCTCCTACGGCTAGTGCTTCTCTGCCAGTTGGTTTATCAGATAGTGAGTCTGATAACACTACTCAGTCTTTACTTCGTAACGCTTTACAGGAAGATGTACAAGCTGGTGACTTGCAGGTTAACTTTAGATATTTGATTTATTACAACAAATGTAATAATACATATCAGTTAGTAAATGCATACCCTGCTAATATAGCTGCACCTGGTGCTTAACAATAAAGGGCTCTTAATTGAGCCCTTTTAAAAATATTTAATTATGTTATTTAACCAATTGAAAACTGGAGATAGCGTCTATATAATAGAAGTAATTGGTACATTTAAGAAGACCACAGAATATAATGTAGGGTCTGTAGTATCAGTATCAGGCGCATATGATGAACCACTACCGACTAATCAATTTCCTATGCCTAATCAACCTAGGAAGAAGGTAGTAGATGTAACAATACAATGTAATGGAGAGTCTAGAAAGTTTACTATTCCTGAAAATAAATCTGTAATTACAGATACTAATTTAGGTCTTACTATCTCTACAGATAAGCAAGAGATAGTGAATATACTTAGGAATTAGTACAACACTTATAAAGCTAGGAAAGAGTCAATAGCTAAGTGTGATGAAGAAATGAGTAAGTGCTAGGCTTTACTTGAGAAACTAGATATACCGAAGGAACCTACTAATACAGAAGATCCTAGGATAAAGGAATTACAAGATGAAGTAAACGAATTAAAGAATATAATTAAACAAGCAAGTTCTATGGTTCCACCACCTATGAAATAGATGTTACCACAGAATATGTAGAATGTAATGAAAGAGGTTGATCAATAAGGTCAACCTTTTTTTGTTTTAAGCTTGTACAGGAAACGCTATTAGTTGCGATAAGGGATTGTATAGCTGTACACATAAAATGCCTCTAATCGCTTTAAAATGCGTTCTAGGTATATTAACGTTAATTATAAATAATTATATTAATATAATGAAAGAAATTTGGAAAGATATTCCTGAGTATGAAGAATTATATCAAATAAGTAATCTTGGAAGAGTTCGCAGTAAGGATAGATTAATCAAAGTTAATTGTTAGAATAACAGCCATGTTAAAAGGCCGTTCTTTTATTATGTTTATCCGGGCCGTATTATTAAATTACAGACTAATAAATTTGGATATACAACTGTATTTTTAAATAAAGGCGGAAAACAAAAAGGTTTCTTCGTACACAGGTTAGTGATAAAAACATTTAATCCTATACTTAACGATAGTGATTATCAAGTAAATCATATAGACGAAAATAAAGAAAATAATTCACTAAATAATTTAGAATGGTGTACAGCAAAAGAAAATATTAATCACGGAACCTGTATATAGAGAAGAGTAGAAAAACAGAAGATTACCAATCGACGTCGTAAACCTGTAATATCTATAGATGAATCAGGCAATGAGAAGGAATATTTAAGTGCTTGGGACGCATCAAGAAAAATAGGTGCATTTCAATCCAATATATGGAAGGCAATACATAATGGTAAGAAATGTAACGGTTACTATTGGAAATATAAGGAGGAATAAAAATGTCACTGTCAAATATCGTAGATAATATATTATAGATTGCTCGTAATAATAATATTACAGAGTCAGAACATCTAAGCAGACATTAGATTGAACTCTGGATAAAGTATTATAGAGCAATGCTTATAAAGTAGGCAATAGATAAAGGTTATGATGTAGATGAAGCGTATGTCTCTACAATTGAACCTATTCATCTTGATGTAATATAGACTTATCCTGGTAAACATGTATATGTAGGAGATAGAGAACTACCAGCATTAATTAGCTTTAGATACAGACCAGGAGTAGTAGCAGTAAGAGATATGTATGGTAACATTATATAGTTGGGTAATTATACTAAAGCTAAACTATAGAGATACAGAAAAGCTACTTGTAAAGATTATATTGCATGGGTTAAGGGTAGTAAAATATACGTAGAAGGAGATTCTAATTAGTTAGAGTACATAAGTATTGATTGTATATTAGAAGATCCGGTTAACGATATACCTTGTTATAATCCTGATGATGAATACCCTGTTCCTGCTGCTATGGTTCCAACTATAGTACAAATGATATTAGAGAAAGAATTAAGAGTATTAGTAACTCAACCTAGTGATGTAACTAATGACTCTAAAGATGATACACAAAATATATATAGTAAGAAATGAGAGAACGACTAACGTATGACAGAAAGTGTTATACCATTGCTGATTACTATATAAGTTATAAGGAATACATTGAGCCTAATACTTAGTATGATGTAGATTTAAAGACCTTTAAAGCTATAGTTACAGATTACTTTAAATTTATTAGAGATGAAATCATGCTTAATTGTAAAGAGTTCAAGCTACCTTGTAGACTTGGTAAGTTGTCTATAATTAAGCATATGCCTAAAGAATTTACAGGTAAAAGTTTAAGATGGGACTGGAAAGCTACTAGAGAAACAGGCAAACCCGTATACTTACTTAATGAGCACTCCAATTACTTTAAGTACAGATTCTACTGGCAAAAGAAAGATTGTCTATTGATTAATAAAGGAGCTTATTAGTTTGTAGCTTGTAGACAAAACAAGAGGGATCTCGCCCAACTCATTTTCAAAAAATTAAAAGATTATCCAGAATTATGATAGTAAACAGAATGATAAGTTCTAAATCCGTTATAGCTAAAGTAATAGCAGATTTAGATCTTAAAGAAGACCAAATAAGAATTACAGATATCAGAGAATGGATACTCGAAGCTATACTTAAGATAGGAGCCATTCAATAGTACGATCATAAAGTAGTTATTCTACCTATTATAAATCATCAAGCAGCTTTACCTTGTGATTTATACAAACTGGGTCAAGTAGCTTTTTCATTCTAGAATGATGGTGGTTGGTTACCTATGCGTAAGACTACTTCAAGCTTTGGGATATTTCATGATAGAGGATGCGGTAAACCTTGTATGTTGATACACGATACTGAGTTATTTCCATTAGTAAAGAATATGTTCAATCTTACAAGTGATACAGAGGCCCTGCAGAAATTAAATGAAGATACTAGTTTACGTCAAACCCTTAGTATCTTACTTAATCAATGGACAGTAGGTACAGTCAATGGTAAATACGTTAATGGATCTATAGGTCATAGAGATAGCACTATGTTTAGTAATGAATTATAGTATATGACTAAACCTGGTTATATAATGACTAATATACCTGAAGGATTTGTTAAAGTATCATACTATGCAATATTTACTGATGAAGAAGCAATGCCAATGATACCAGATATCGAATCATACAAAGAAGCTATATTCTGGTATGTGACTATGAAACTAATGTATCCTAAGAAATTAAAAGGTCAGATTAGTCAAGGAGACTACTACGATATTCGTAACTCTTATAACTTTTATCGTAAATAGGCATATGCTGAAGCTATGATGCCTGGTACAGATGAAATAGAAAGTATAAAGAATACTTGGAATAAATTATATACAGAGTTTGACGATCACGATACATTCTTCTCTACTACAGGAGATGAACAGAATATATACAATTAGAATAGATAATTATGATTAGTAATACAGCTCAAATAAATACATTTTATGGTGGTATGAATATGGACAGTGATGCAGCTATATTGCCGAATAATCAATATAGATATGGTCAAGATGTTCGTATAATTACTGATGATTCTAGTACTAGTGGTGTTCTTTAGAGTGTAGAAGGCGCTAAGAAATATAATTACGGCATTAAAGGTACAGAAGAAATAATAGGTACAGCTACTATAAATGATATTGCAGTAATTGTTACTAAGTTAGTTGACGGTTATAATAAAATATATCGTATAGAGAATTTTGATTCTCCTAATTTAATTAGTACTATTGTATTATAGGGTAAATTAAAACTATGTGAAAAAGCTGATTCAAATCAGTTAAGTATAGTATTAAATTACGAAACACAGTCCAATATTAAAGCTTACTTTACTGATGGAAACTCATCTATTAAAGTAATCAACATTATGAGTGATAAGTATATAAAGTACCCTAATGTAGATAATCCTTTAGTAGATGCAGATGGTAATATACTTAATCCTGATAGTATTGACATAATACCTAATGCAATATTACCACCATTTGAAGTTACAGATATTGTGTCTGGTAACTTTCAAGCTGGTATGGTACAGTATTGTTATAGACTGTATAATAAACACTCTCAATAGACTTCATTATCTAGTTTGAGTAATTTAGTACATTTAGATGCTTCTGAAATTAATTCTCCATTAATAAATCACGAAGGGTCTTAGAAAGGCTCTTATACAGGTAAAGGATGTACAGTAAGAGCAAAACTTAGCACTAAAGATTTCAATAGATGTACTATAGTACGTATCTTCTATGAAGATAACAACTCTATTCCTACTTATTCTGTAATAGATGATATTGAAATAGATACGAATTTAGATTACATAAGTTATACTGATACTGGTAGTAGTGCATTAAGCACTATGACATAGGAAGAATTTAATGCGTTTACTAGCTATTCTTTTATATGTAACAGTATTACTTCTCTATAGAACAGACTATTTGCGTCTAATGTTACAGAAACGTCTTGGATACCAATGATATATGATAACGATGATCTAGTAGAATACGATGCAAGAGTATATAGAGCTAATGCTAACAATTACGTTAGGTTAGAAACTGCTAATCCTGATGACTATGAATATTTCTCAATTACAGATTACGATGCTATGAGGAAAATTCCAAGACATCATGATTGCATTAACCCTTATAATGCGGCTAGATCTAGCTTTGAGCAGCCTACAGAATATGTATATGGAGAAGGAAATAAACTTGGAGGTAATGGGCTAAATATATCATATAGTTTTATTAATACAGAATTAAATGAAACTTATTCTCCTCTTACTGGCGTAGAATTGGCAAATAATGTGGGACTTGATGTTAGTGGTTTTACTACAAATTCTATGCCTATTTATGAATTAAATGGAAGTAAAATATATGATAGACCTATAACTTCTGCTTATAGACAAAGAAATTATGCTGATCCTATTATAGCTTCGTTGTTTAAAAGTTATCAACGAGATGAAGTATATCGCTTTGGTATCGTATTTTACAATAGTAAATTTATAGCTTCTCCAGTGTTATGGATAGGAGATATTAGAATGCCTAATTTAGTCACAGCCCCTCTTCTTACACAATTTGGTAGTTACTGGTACTCAAAACCTATAGGCATTAAATTTACGGTAAAGAACTTTCCTATTGATGCGGTATCCTATGAAATAGTAAGATGTGATAGAACAGAAAAAGATAGGACCATTGTATCACAAGGAGTTATCACTCCAATACATAATTATAAAATTGTTGAAACAAGCGATACTGGAGAAATAGGCAGAGGAGAAAGTAATAAAGACACTAATGAGTATAGGCCAATGCCATTTTTACATACTAAACGTAGAGGGTTAGTAATAGAAAGATCTGGAGCAGGTGTAGTTGGAAGAAAAATTGATGAAGAAGATATAACTGATAATTATTGGAGGTTTATATCACCAGAAGTATGTTTTAATGGAGAAAAGACTGAAGCTCTATTTAAAGACAATATATATCTCAGATAGGAAGCCGTTCTTATATCTGATTTCAGTAAACAAGATACAGATCAGCAAGGTACAAATGTGCAAAACTGGGTAGCTATGAATAACTCAGCTTAGCGTTTACCAGAAGGAACATCTCATGTTACTAATAGAAAAAGTACTAAAGTATATAATTCTGGTAATAATCCGTCAGCTTCAGCATCACAAGTATTTGCAATTCACAATGATGATTGGTACTGTGCTTATATATAGAAATTCTACTTTCGAGTAAATTCTAAATTTATAGGAAAGGAACAAAGCATAGTAGATGCAAAACTTCCAGCTATAATACCATACAACGCTGTACTAAACGGCGGAGTAAAACCTTATAAAGCTAGTATAGGTAACATTACTTATTCTAATTGGACCGCTAGTAATTTTTATGAGGGTGGAAATAATATAGATGTAATTACTTATGGCCCAGCTGGTCCATGTCTTATATTATAGGTATCAGATGATGATATACTTTCAATCCAACCTATTTCATTTTATCGTGATGAACATGCTAATGATAATTGCCCATTAATTGTAGTTAATGCAAAAAAACCATTAATACCATATAACGGTAATACTTATTCAGCTAGAACTAGTTCTACATATATACCTATAGGGTCATATGGTGATAAGAATAATCCTGTAGTATATGCTTTTGGGGGAGATACTTATATTGGGATTCTAGATTATCCGTCTCAAATGATATTTCAAAGAAATGAAGCTTCTGGTGGTGATTCTTGGTCTGAACGAAAACGTTATTTCGGAGCGTATATTCCATTAGAAAGCACTATCAATTTGAAATTATCTATGGGGCAAATGACTAATAGAACATATAATGGTGCTTCAAATAATGTAGATGCATATTTGCAAATAGAACCTGTTCAATTAGGTACATATCATTCGCAAAGTAAACCTTATTATTTATATAATGACGCATACTCTGCATAGCCTGATGGAAAAATATTTAGTACTAGAGGATTATATGATGAAGCAAATGTAAAATCAGCTAATAGGGTATATGTTTCACAAGCTAAAACTACAAATGAGAATATAGATAATTGGTCTATATTTAAACCTGCTGATTTTATAGATGTAGATTATTAGTATGGAGAGATAACTAATATAAAAGGTATATTCAATAGACTATACTTCTGGTAGAATAATGCATTTGGTATACTATCTGTAAATGAAAGATCACTAATACAAGATAACAATGTAGGACAACTAGTATTAGGTACTGGTGGAGTATTGGATAGATACGATTATTTGAGTACTCTAAATGGTACTAATGTAGTTAATGATAGAAGTATTGTTAACTCTAGTAATAGCATATATTGGTACGATTCTAATAAGAATGAAATATGTAAATCTACAGGAAGTGGAATAAGTATAATATCAAAAGATTGTAACGTGCAGTCTTATATGAATAACATGTATAATCAAAAGACTAAAGGAGCTAATTCATTGTATGATAAGAAATATGATGAAGTATGGTTCAGACTGTATAATAAGTCTTTGATATATAATGAAAAATTAAACGCATTTACATCTTTATATACATTTGATCCAGATTTTACGTTACCTCTTACAGATAAAATTGTAACAACTAAGAATAATGAGTTCTATATCATTAATTCATTAGATATAGAAGGATTTGGTGATACTAGTAAAGACATTAGATTAAAGATAGTAGTAAACAAAGATCCTCAGTATACTAAAGTATTTGATAATATTCAGTTATAGGGAGACTTTATAGATCCAAATAATAAAATACTAACCAATGATATTCTTGATAGTATTAAATTAACTACTAAACACTAGGTAGCTAATAAAGACGGTTAGGATTTAGTATTTGACTATCGTGAAGATACTTATAGATTACCAGTTCCAAGACAGGATTCATTTGAAGAGGATGATAATATGTCATTCCCTGCTAGAATGAGAGGTAAATATATGATATGTGATTATAAATTTAAATCAGATAAGGATTATTCTTTTTAGATGCCTTAGATAACAACTACTTATAGATATTCTAGAATTTAATATGAAAAAGAATACAAAGAAAAGAAAGATATAGATTCCTGCTGCGTAGTTTGGTTTGCCGGTATCTTTAAGTAATATGTGGGAATTACAATCATCAATAGCTAGGGGGACTGCTCCAAATAACCCTAACAATCTTATGATTAAGAATAATCCTGCTAATACAAATATAGGAAATATATCAGAAATAGCTTAGGCAATACCTGGAGCCATAAATACATTGACAAGTCCTTTCTAGACTTCTACTGCTACTACTGGTGGAGAGGCTACTATGCAATCTCTTACTGGTATAGCGGAAGGTGCAGGATCTGGAGCACAACTTGGTATGACTATAGGTGGACCTGTAGGTGGTTTAGTAGGTGGTATTGCTGGTGCAGCAGTTGGTCTTATTGGTAAGAAAGGAAAAGCAGCAGAAATGACTTCGTTTACTGACTTTGATGAAGGTACTTTGGGTACTGGCTTAAGAGGAGCTTTTAGAAATAAGAAACTCAGAAAACGTAGAGCTGCTATAAGATTGAATGCATTTCAAAATAGAGAAGCTGTAGCTGGTACAGAAAGATTAGCTAATGAGTTTAATGAAGATAACACAGAGTTTGATACTGATGTATTTGAATACGGGGGCAGAGTTCCTTCATCATTGGCTTATGTAGATGATGGAGAATTAATACAGACTCCAGATGGTTCAGTAAGTAAAGTACCTGAACAAGGATAGCCTACAGACAGTAATTTAGTAAACTTACCAGAAGGAAGTAGAATATTAAGTAATACTTTGAAAGTGCCTGGTACAAATAAAACCTTTGCAGAATTAGGTGATAAAGTAATGACTAGAAAGAAAAGTAAAGGAAAAGACATATACGCTTAGAATGCAAATATGCTTAATGAGATGAATAATAAATTAATGCATGACAAACTATTTGCTATGCAAGAAAGTATTAAAGCTAAGAAAGGTATTAAGAATAAAACTAAAGAACTAGAGAGTTTTGCTAGAGGAGGTGACAATACTCCAGCTGGATACAATGCTGCTGGTTTTATGATAGACCCTAGATTTGCTGGTGAAATCAGTATGGGTGTTAGTGCTCCTACACCAAGAGTTAGAGATACTTGGGGTATAAAAGGAGATGTTACTGCTCCTTGGGATAATTATGGTAGAGTATCAGAAGTAAATGCTGGTACATTACCTGAAGTGACTATTACTGCTCCCAAAAGAACTAAATTTAGTAGTTCTTAGACTATTTCTAAAAAGGCTACTCCTAGAGTAGCTAAATCTGTAGTTGCTCCAGAGATAATGTCTGATTTAAATACTATTGATGAAATAGTACCGGAAGTATCCGCTACTCCTCAAGACATTAGAACTAGAAGTATAATGCCTACTATAGGTACTAATCCTGCTGCTACTACAGTTAATACTCCTGAAGTAAATAGTCCTAACTGGGTAGACGCTATTAGTGACTTTGCAACACTAGCTCCAATAATGTCTAATCTATTCACAGGTAATCCAGAATCAGTATAGGCTAATTATAATCCATACGCATCTGCTATTGCTAATACTATGGGTAGACGTAGATATAATATTAATCCTTTACTTAGAGATATAGAGCAAAATAGAGATGTGGCTAATTATAGTGCAAGTCAACAAATGACTAATACTGGTCATAATATGGCATTTAGATTATAGAATGCTATCCAAGCAAATAAAGCTAAAGCTGCAGCCAGAGCTACTGAAAGTAATGTTAATAATCAGTATAAAGGTGAATACGCTAATGCTATGAATGATCTTGGTAAACAATGGGTCAATGCTACAAACCTCGCTTCAGATCTCAATGCACAAAATAGAGCTTCTGCTCGTAATATTCGTAGAGCTGGATTAAGTCAGTTGAGTCAATTTGCACAAAACAAATCTCTTATGCGTAATCAAAGTAAGAGAGATAAGGCTATGCTTGAATTATATAAACCGTTCTTACAGGCAGGATTTACATCAGATGCTATTAAGAATTGGAGTAAGTACTTAAGATAATAGGATAAATTATGTAGGCAAATAGATATGATAGAGCTGCAGAAGCTCCTATATTAAACACATACGTTCCTATTAATTTTGGTGAATTATATAGGATAGGTGCAGCACAGAAAGAAGCTGTAGATTAGGCTGCAAAAGATTTGACAAATACAATTACTACATTTGGAGAGTTTCAATCTCCTTCTGCAGTAGATACAGAAAACTACTATAGAAATTCTATAGGTAAGTTCTCTGATTTAATTCAAGAGGCATCTACTAATCCAGATGCTATGAAGGATGCTAACTTTAGATCTAGACTACAATAGAGAATTAATAATATCGATTACGGTTATTTAAGTAGACTTAAGTAGAGTAGAGAGGGTATGCTTGCTAGATAGAAAGCAAATCAACAATTAATGTTATCTGGTAAATATGACCCTTTATGGCATGATGTAGACTTTACTAATTATGATACAGCACAGGATGATATATTCAACGATATATCTCCTTTAGCCTATAAATCAGAAGTAGACTTAGTTAAACCATATGTTGATAACATGAAGGCTAGCTTTATGGGAGTGTCAAATGGTTGGATACACTCTGGAGTATCTACAGATAGAACAGATTATGAAATTCAAAAGAATCTATCAAGTATACAGAATACTCCTGAATACCGTAAGCATCTTGAAATATTACAAAGACAAGGTCTTAGTAAAGAAGATGCTGAGTATCAACTTAATAACACTCTAATCACAGCTGGTAGAAAGTTTGCATATGATTAGGCTGAACGTGATCCTTGGTGGATGGAAAGTGCTAAGTTACAGATGAAAGCTGCTGCTAATAGAAGTGCTCAAGCAATGAACAATCTTACTACTATATTACATAGAGATGCTCGTAAGACATTAATGGATAACTTTAGTGGTCTTACTCCTGATAAAGTATCTGTAGTAATGTAGAAAGGTGTAGATGCATTATCCCCTGAAGATTAGGCTATTTATGCTGCTAATACTAACCCTGCTGTAATGCAGGCTAGAATGCGTAATAGCTTTAACCAAATAGCAAGAAATCACAAGAGTCTTGTTGCTGCAGAGAACTATCTGTTAGATGTTATGTCCAGTCCACTTAGCCCTGAAGTAAGTGATGTATATGCTAAATAGGGTACTAATGGTACTAAAGCTTATGGTGGATATGAAGCTAACGATACTCGTAACTTTATTCTTGCTGAAGACTTTGCTTACGGATTAATGGGAACCACTCGTTCAAATGTTATTAATCCTGGCGGTAGAAATGCTAAGAACTTGAGTGATACTACAGTTAAAGGTACGGTAGCTCGTGATAAATTTAAACACAATTGGCAAATGGGTAATAAGTATCACGACTTTATTATCAAAGGTGATCCTAAAGTAACTACTGATGGTAACTTCTTATACCAAAGAAAATACGCTTATATTCCTATTGAGCAAATGAGTGATTTCACTCCTGAAGAAAGAGCTGCAATGGGAATGAGAAAGGTTAAATTAGGAGATACAACTACATCTACAACAGATAGATAGAGTTCTACTAGTGATGGTACTTCTAGAACTGTGTCAGATAAAACAAGAGAATTTATTAGAGTTCCAATTTTAGGTTTAATACCAGATGAAGGTGAGTCAGCAATTACAAGAGATGCAGCTTGGACTCACGATAATAGACATTTGAGCAGTAAAATTACAGATACATAGAATCTCATTTCAGAGTATGAAAGAATGAATTAATATCTATTATGGATAAAATACTTAATACTAAACAAAGAGCAAGAGATTTTGAGCTCTATGATACTCCAAAGCTAGATACCTTTGGAATACAAGAATACAGTCAAGAAGCCAGATAGGCTCAGTTGCTTAATGAAGCAGCTGAGTCTGTACATAAACAATTGGAAGAAGCTGATTACAGTAGACCAAAAACTGAAAAAGATAATGAGTTTAGCTTATTAGATATAATTACAGATAATAAAATAGGTCACACTGTATTAGATCCTTGGAGACAAGCTAATGTACAAGGTCATTAGGTTAACTTGGATAAGAAGTATAGTGAGCTATCTTCTACTGAAGGATTATGGGTTCCTCAACTAGAAAATGCTAAAGACTATTTAAATTCTAAACAAGAATTAATAGACTTAAATAGGAATATAGAGCTTAATGGGTATAACTGGTCTGATTCACAATTAGCTGCAGCCTATACTCGTTAGAATGAATTGAGCCAAAAAATTGCTCAATTAGAACCTGCTGTTAAGGAAATGGCTAGAACTAATCCTTATCTGCAGGATATATTTTATGAAACAAGACCTCAAGAACTATTTAAGAATCGTGAGAAGTTTGGTAGTGTTAAAGATTATTTAAAATATTTAACTTATGACTACCTTAATGCAAATTACTCTGCTGACTTAAATCCCAATAATAACTTTAAACACATGTTGTCTGCTGAGGGAGTTAATACTATATTTGGTAATATAGGTAAACTCAGTCCTGAACAAATGTAGTTTATGTGGGATAGTAGAAATAAGAATGATATGAATTCTCTTTCTACACAAGTAAGTTAGTTAGATGAAGCTTTACAGGTAGCTAATGCCAGAAAGAAATCTAAAGAAGAAGATATTCAAGCTAAGATTAACACTATCAAGAAAGGTAATCTATTATTCGATCCTACTAAGATAGACCCAGAATTCAAAGCTAAATTCGAGAGAAACGAAATTAGTATCGACGATCCTATGAGTTGGTATTACGCATTGCCTCATTTAGGTAGTAGTTACTCAGAATTTGGAGCTATGATTGGTCAAATGGGAGCCAGTGCTATATTGAATGGAGTAGCTAAAGGAGCTCTCTCTGCAAGCTCTGGTGGTACTTTACCTTTGTTATATGCTATGACTGAAGCTGGAGTTAACTATGCCATAGCTTCTTATATGCGCGATAGTGAAACATCTTCAGAAGCATTCTCTGCATATCAAGAAAGAGTACTTAATGGTGCTAATGAATTAGGTATTAATATTTCTAATATTACTAATCAGACGAAGTCTAGATTGGCTTCATTAGGCTATCCTGTAGATGATATGGATGATTATGAAATATTTCAAGCATCCGTAGCACAACAGTTAAAGACTGACGATCCAAGATATAACGAAATACTTGACGAATCTAAAAAGGGTTTAGAAGTATTAAAACAGACTAACTCAGCCTTATCTATTCCTGATTATGTAGAATCTACTTTATTCTCATATGGTGGCCAATGGCTGTCTAGAGCATATGGTATGCGTAGATTACTGGGTAAGACTCCTAACATGGCTACTTCTGCTGAAATGGCTTAGTCAGTATCTAATAGAGGATTAGCTGAGGCAGGTAATTCCATACTTGATAATACCCTTACCAGAGTAGCTGATAAGATATCTAAGAACCCTATGGGTAAAGTAGCTACTAAGGATGCTTTAAGTACTATTACTAAATTAGGTAAAGCTTTAGGATTAAGTTATTTTACTGAACGTACTGAAGAAGGTGTTCAGAATTTAGTATCTAGTAGATATCAAAAAGGAGATTATGATAATGCTGAAGGATATTCTTTGTTAAGTGGTGCAGCCAATATGGCTAATCTAGGATTAGAAGCCAATTTAGCTTACTATGGAATACATCCAGATAATACTCTTAATACAGATAAGGATCTTATCAATGAAATGAAGATTGGTGGATTTACTGGTTTGTTTATGACAGGAGTATATGGAGCTAGGGATGTATATGAAGGCACTAAGCAGGTATTAACAGACAATAAACTTAGAGGTCTTACTGCTGATCATTATGCTGATGCTGAAAGAGATAACAAAATAGATCAGTTTATCTCCGCTTCTAAGTAGAATGGTAATAACTTTGGTAGAATACGTAACTCTTTACAATCATTGAAACAATATAAGCCAGAAGGTGTAACTGATGAAATGATTGATGAAGACATAGCTTTAGCTAATACTGTATCTACTTATGTCTCTAATAAAGAACTTAATGATATAGCTAATCAAATTAATGCTACTTTTGGTGATACACAATATAATCAGATTATCAAGAATGCCATTAATTTACGTGATAGATTGAATGATCAGACACAAGCTTCTGAAAATTCTACTAAAGCTATTGAAGAACTTGAATCTAAAATACGTAATGATAATACGTTAGATAGTATGTTTAGACTAATGTATAATCAATATGTAGACGAATTAGAAGGAGATGAAGCAATAGACTTTGTTCAATATAGAGAGAGTGCTATTAATAATCTTATAAATAATACTTATTTTAAAGTTCTTAATACTATTGATACGGAGCTATCTAATAGAAAGCAAGATTTAAAACGTCTAAAGTAGGACTTAAACTTAGACGTCAACATAGATGGTATATCTGGAATTCAATAGTATATTAAGAATCTAAAGAAATAGAATAAAAGAACAACAGAGCAACAAGAAGCATTAAACGCTATAGCTCTTCCCTATCAAGAGGAATTAGAACAAGCTCTTACTGAGAAGTTTATTAATGACGGAGCTACACAAGATCTTATTCAACATAATGCTGCATATATCGTCGGTTCTTATGCTGGCGATACAAGACTTTATAGACCTACTTGGGATAATATAACAGATGCTCAAAGACAATCTATACTTACTAATGCAGCTAATGAAGATGAAGCTAATGGAAGACAGCCTAGATCTGAACAACAGGTAATCAAAGACTACAATGACAAAGTAAATAAGGAGTGGGATGAAAGCGAGAACTTAGCTGATAAGCAATCACTTTATAAGCGTAGAGCTGTATCTGTTATTCAAAGAGATTTAATACGTAGAGATAGCAAAGAACAGGTAGCAAGACAGGAAAAAGAAGAAGAGTAGGGTACTCCTGCAGAAGAACCTGTAGTTGATGAAGATACTCAAACTGTAACTACTGAGGAACCTGCTACTTTAGAACAACCTTCTCCAGCTGAGAAAACTGAATCTCCTATGGATACAATGGAAGAAAATACTCCTCCTGTTGTACCTCAGGATGAGATGAAGGAAAAAGAAGATGAGGATAGTAAAACTATTTCTTAGATTGAAACTCTTGTAAATAAATTGGAATAGGAAGCAAATCCTGAATTAGAGACATTACCTCAAGAATTACTCGATGAAGAAGAAGCTAGAGAGTATGAATTAGACGATACTTATGTTGATGATACAGAGCGTACTAAGGTATAGGAGGAAGCTGTTAATAACAATTAGGATAATGACGATAATTCTAAATTAGATATAGAGATAGCCACCAATGCTGTAGAAGAAGTAACTCCAGAAAATCCTATTAATGATTCTGCTGAAGAAGCAGCAAACGATGATTCTCAGTCTTCATTTGAAGAAGAAAAAGAAGACAAAGACGTTCCTTCTACTATAGAGGAAAAGAAACCAAAAGTACCTGAAGTACAAACACCAGAACCTTCTCCTAGCATTGAACCTACTCCTGCTCCAATATAGGAAGCATAGAAAGATAAAGTAGCTCCTCCTACTCTTGAAGAAGGTAAAGCATCTGAGGTATACATTGACCCTGCTACAGATGAAGTAAAATGGGATCCTACTATGCAATAGAATCCGGATAACTCTATTACTATAGGAGAAGAAATGCTTCAAGTACAAAATGTATTTGACGAAATGTATGATGATGGATTTACTGGTCCTGCTACGTATGCTAATGATACAGCAGATATGGACGAACGTAATCCTATTATTACTAAGAGTAAACAAAAGAGAGCTTACATAGCTAATACTTTCTTCTACTTACCTACTACTGATGAAGTAATGCCTATTACAGTAGCAGGCAAACCTGTTACATTCATTACAAAGGATGGCAAAGCAGCTGAACGTAGACCTGGCTCTGTATTAGCAGTTAACCTGGCTACTCCAGGATGGCTTAGTACGGTAGATGACGCATATTATGTGGTAACCTCAAGTACACATAATATGAGTGGTGGAGATACCGCATTGAAGAACTTAGCTATACATCTGATTATAGAAAAAGATGGTATAGTATATAATACTTCTTTAAGAGCTATTACTCAAAGTCTGAGAGATGACCTACTTAATCTTGGTATGACTCCTGAAGATGTAGATGCTCAGATTAGCCATTTGCTTGCCCTTAGAACTAAGATCATCAAACAATACGCACCGAACTATTTTACAGATGGTAGATTGCCTCTAGAGGCAGCAAAACACGTTAAACCTACTAATATGCGTATCAGCAATGGTACTCTTAATAACATAGTAGATGAAAACGGTAATCCTGTTTATAGACATTTGAATGAAGTTGACGACTTTTAGATACCTAGTGATGGTCACAAATTAACAGAAGCTATTGTTACTGGAGATGTAGAAATAGGATACGGTACTGGGCCATTTGGTTTAAATCCCTTTAGTATTGTAAAACTAGATTAGACTGACGATACTTCTGTTCAAGGTACTGGATATGCTGGTAAATTGTATTATGTTCCTAAAGTAGAAAATACTCCGTCATAGAATAGTACTTTGCCTATAATGTTAGCAGAAGAATTACATCGAATACCCAATGTAAATAATTATAGTGAAATATAGTTAAGTAAGAATGTAGATGGTACTATCAATAGAGATGAAAACGGTAAGCCTATTCCTATGAGTACCGCAGAGTTCATTTACGAACTTATGGTTAATGGATTCTTCCATAATGAAATAGATGAATTCTTACTTGGTATTCTTGCTAATAATGGGGATAAGACTATTGTATCTGGTTTAACAGATAAAGAAAAGGTTTCTCTTAACTTCTTGGTAAGAAAGTAGTTAAATGTATATGAAAATGCTCTTGGTAAAAGATTCTTTGTAAATGGAGCATTAAGAGATTATACTAATCCTAGAATGGGTTATACTACTCGTTATACTAAACTTGACGGTATTACTGACTCATAGAAGAAAAGAATCGTATATGAGATATCACAGAATATACACTGGAATACAGATAAAGATTTATTAATGTCCCGTATTCCTGAGTAGGTAGTAAATGGTATGATTAGAGTAATAACTAATCATCCTGAATTAGCATCTAATGATGATACTCAAATACGTTTCGGTAATGATGCCATTACTTTCTCTCTTAGAGAATTAGGTTATAGTAAATAGAATGGTAAACTTGTAAAAGTTAATGAGCCTATTCTTATGGCTGCTTGGTTTATCAATCATGGCAAGATAAAGACTGACTTAGGTGATCATGCTTTTAAAGCTCCTTTTGTATATGCGGATGATGTGAAAGTAGTAGAATCATAGAAGAAGGCTTCTACTGCTACAAGATCTTCTGTTGCTTCTAATGGACAGACTATAGCTACTCAATCTCCAGTTAAGGCTACTCCTGAAAAGAAACAAGGTACTCCTAAACAACCGGTGATAGCTGAACCTGCTACACAAGAGAATCTTGATAAATATGGTCTTACTATTCCTTCTAATTAGAAATTGCTTCCTGGTCATACTTGGGGTATTATTACTAATAGACAAGGTAAGAAGATTGTATTATAGACTCCTAAAGATAAAGTAGCAGGAGTATTCTCTACAGTAAGAGGTACTAATACACTTAATGCTGAATCTGCTAGAAAATGGTTAGTAGATACGCTTGGATTGGATCCAGAGAATATTATAGTGACTAATGCTATGTTTGCTACTGGTTCTAATGAAAAGGCATATGGTATTATGAGAATGGTAGTCAATGCTATTACTCAAGAAATAATGCCACAAATAGGTTTATCTTTACAATCTGGAGAAGGTGTAGAATATCATGAAGCATTTCACTATGTTAGTTTACTGTTACTGAATGAAGCTCAACGTAGAGCTGTATATCAAGAGTATGTCAACACTCATAGTGAAGCTAGAGATTATACTGAACAGTAGGTTGAAGAAGCTCTCGCAGAGGAATTTAGAAGTTATATGATTAATGAAAAGAATCCTTCTCTGCGATATAAAATCGTCAAATTTTTTAAGAATGTAAGAGACTATATTAGAGCTTTATTTGGTAAACCTAACTTCCCTAGACAGTTATTTAAAGCTATTAAACAAGGATAGTTTAAAGATTATAAAGTAGCTGATACTATAGCTGAAGAATTCTATAGAAAACATCCATATGGAGTAACATATTATATACCTGGTCTTACTGCAGAGCAGATTAATAATATGCCTAACATATTTGACTCTCAGACCTTTTATAGTGTAGCTAATTCATTGACTTCTACAGCTCTTTCAATGTATAATATTAGAACTATTGATGATGTTCATGCATTAGATATAGATGGTATGTTCGATACTATTCAGGATAGAATAGATGCAGGTTGGATTGCTGAGGAATACATACCGTTAGTAGAGGATGTCGTAAGTAATAAAGATATATTTAAGAAGAATATATTGAGTAGACTTAATCAATTAGGTATTAAAGAAGTAGATAAGCAACAGACTGAAGAAGATAATAGATTAGATACTGAAACTGGTGATAATCCTGATAACACTTGGGATAAAAATCAAGGAGATATATCTAAGAAAGATAATATTGCATTCAGAGCTAAACTGTTCTTCTATTCTGTACCTAAGTATGAATATACATTTATTAGAGATGAACAGACTGGAGTAGTTACTAGAGAAATAGCTCCAGTATTAGATGAAATATTTAGTATTCCTACTACTGAATCATTCAATATTGTATGGAATAAGATAATGGAGAATTTGTGGGATATTGATTCTTATCAAGATATTATTGATACTACAGCTAGATTAGCTGAAACAGATCCCACATTCTATGCATTGAATGAAATGTTTACATCTGAAGAGAATCCTATTGACGATAATACTAAAACTCAGCTAGAGACTACAATTAAGTCAGCTAAAATTCAGATGAATACGATTGAGGCTAAATCGGATACTCCTAATATTACATATGATATGTCAGATGAATAGAGGGATTTTGAAACAGCTGCTGCTCTTAAGAGATCTATTTGGGAAGTGTTAGACAGTGATAATCTTAGAAAGATTAGACGTTTACCATCAAGATGGTCTAAGGCATTTTTTGCATCCGCTAATGTAAAAGTGGATGATAACGGATAGAGATATCTCGATCCTAACGCTGTTAAGTATGTCAATTCACGAAGAACCAGACTTAATATATTGGCTACTAAAGCTAAGAAGTTAAAGAAAAATATGCCTGATAGTGAATTAGTACTACAGGAAATGAAAGATAATTTCATACAAATATGTAATGCTATTCAAATACCATTTGATGAATTAGCTCTTAATTATTTATTGTCTTAGATGCCAGATTCTAACATTACAGATAATGAACAATTAAACAAGTTTATTTCATTCTGGTCTTCTAAGGAAAGATAGAGCTTTAATAACGGTGTATTAGGTGATATCGTAGCTCTTGGCTTATCAGGTAAATCTTATATTAAAAAGCGTTCTGGGCAAGGTACAGCAAGAACTATTGACCGTATATTCAATTATAGCTCTAAGGATGCTCAGATTAATAAAATGGCTGTAGCATATGGTAAGGTACATCCGTCTCCACAAGAATTCAGTGTAGTAGGAGCAGATGGTGCTTTAGTATATCCTATTAGCGAAAATAATTATTTTTCAGATTAGGTACGTAATATCAATAAAGATGCTCATGGTAAAAGACAATAGATATTAGATACTCCTTATAGTAGAAGAAGTTTGATTGCAAATGCTAAAGATACTAACTTTAAGTTGCATAACTTCTTAGCACTTAATATAGGAGAATCAAGTCGTGATTACTTTGGCATTACACCTATTGAAGACTATATAGCTAAATTAACTCTTACCTTCAACAATCAGATGATACTACCTACTATGTCTGATAAAAAGACTTGGTACAGTATATCTGGTTTACAATTAGTAAGAGATACTATAACCTCTAAGTACTTTGATGAAGGTACAGCTAATTACTATGCTGTATTAGGTGAAGAGATACCCGATGATGTGTCTTTAATCATTACTGATGATAGACGATTTAGTAAAAGAACTCTCGATATCTTTATTAATTACTGGTTAGATGAATTTGATGCAGTATTCGATTACTATGTTCATAAGCCATTTGTAGAGAAGAATCCTACTCTGAGAGTTGATAATTACCACGGTAAGATTAAGAATGGTAAGATGGACGCTAGTGGTAATGGTGGTAGATTTAGATACTTTAGTAGTCTTAGAGTTGGTGACAGAATCATTAATATTAACTAGGATTTAGCTAACCTCGAAAAAAATGGTTCTAATGAAGAAGTAATGTAGTATCTTAAAGATCTTAAAGTATTATTGCTCGGTTTTGAAAGAGTTAATAGTAGTGAAGAACTGACTACAAGTGCTAATATTTATCAAGCTATGAATAATCTACTTGTAGGAGCTACTACAAGAGAGATGAACAAACTTGTAAATAGAGGTATATTGGGCTTCAAAAATGGTAGGTTTGTAAATAAACTTATTCCTTATAATATATACTCTTACTATAAAAAAGCAGCTAATAATGGTATGTATACTACGGAAGAAGGTTCATTACTTAATGAAGATATACTGTACTCTATTATTGGTTCTCATGTAGCTAATAGTGCTTTATCTATTATAGAGGTAGAGAAATGCTTTACAGGTGACCCTGCTTACTATAAATGGAAGAAGTTTAATAAGGAAGTAAGAGACGATAGTGGAGAAGTAATAGCAAGCTACGATGTTATATCTGGTCGAGATGTAGACAAGATCAAACGTCTATCTGCTGTACTTTCTACTGGTACTAATCTTAGAACTATATGGGACAATCCTGCAGAAAATGACACTTCTATTAGTGTATTGCATTTGAAGGATAATGAAATTGGTTCTGAATACTATGGAGAATTGTATAAGATATTCCGTAACTCTATATTAAGAGATTTGCTTAGTCAAAGATATCCTGCTTATACAGATGATATGTTGATAGAAGCTCTTAATACTGAAGAAAAGGAATAGAAGTTCTATGATTCTTTGGATAAAGAGCAATAGAAGTTTGTAGATAGTTATTCTAAGAATAGCGCTAATCCTTATAGTGACGGAGCTATTAACCAATCTGATGCTGCTGTATATGTACGTCCTGCTTTATACAGGCGTATCATGAAAGCACTTGGTAACTGGTCTGATGAAATAGAAGAAGCATATAGAATAATGGAAGGAGAAGACGAAAGTTGGCTCAATGATCCTGTTAAATATGCTAAAACTACTTCAGCTCTTATCAATCCTTTGAAGATGGTTTACTTTGGTGATCATCGAGATAGCCAGCTTAATTTGAATATACCAGTATTTGATAAGATGGCAATGTTCCCTATGTTTAAGGTGTTGGCTAAAGGTGATAATAGACTTCTTTATGAGCGCATGAACAATGAGGAACTGGGAACTATTGATATGCTTACCTTTGAATCTGCTGTTAAAGTAGGTGGTAGACAAAAGTATCAAACATATTTGGATAGTATGAATAATACTTTCAATATAGAAGATCTTGGCAAACCGTCTTATGATAAGTATCACCAAGAGGGTAATCTACCAGTATTTAAGTAGGATATCAGTAACTTAAGATTGCAGCTTAATACTAGTCCTCATGAACATTTGGATCGTTCATTTGGTACTTAGGCAGTTAAGATATGCCTTGGTAACCTTATAGATAATCGTACTTATGGTAATAATAAAGGACAGTCTGTTACAGGTGCTCAAATCAAAGAAAGAGTAATGAGTGCTATTAATAGATTATCTGTAAGAGGAGCCAATGACGTATTAAAACGATTCCTTAAAGATGGTACTATTAATAATAAGGCTTTATCAGATTACTTAATAAGTCAGGCAGTTTCCTCAGGTATGTCTGATGAAGTCATTGATGGATTTAAGTTAGATGAAAACGGTGAATTCCGTATTCCTCTTGCTGCTACAAGTTCAAGAAATTGGGTTGAAAGTAGAATAATATCCTACATTAATAAACAAGTAGTAGATTTAAATACTCCAGGTGGCTCAGCTATTCAGATGTCTTCATTTGGTTTCAAAGCTACTGGTGCTCGTAAACAATCTGCAATAGGTACTGCATTTAATGATGGTAAGAAATTACGTTTCTTGAATAAAGACGGTAGTATGGATGTCATGCTTAGTACTAACTTCTTTAGACACATTGTACCAAAAGAGTATCAAGGTAGTTATGGCCAAATGAGAAGATGGTTACTTGAGAAAGGTATAATAGGTAAGGATGCTACTCCTATGGGTGTTGGTTATCGTATTCCTACTCAGGGTCTTTCTTCAACGTTTAGCTTTAAAGTAGTAGATGTGTTACCAGATAGAATAGGTGATACTATCATAGTTCCTGATGAATTTACTGCTATGACTGGTTCTGACTTCGACGTTGATAAATTGTATTTAGCTACTCTTAATTATGACGAGAATGGTAATATAATGCAGTATGAGACAGATGAAGAAGGAAACGTACTACCAGAGGACAAGCAGAGTACTAAGGCGTTGTAGAATATGATTATATAGAGTTATCAGTTAGTAGTATCAGATAGCAAGAATATGGCAGAAACTAGAGCTTCTATTGATACTCTTACTAAGTTACTTTAGAAAGATATTCTACCTCTTATACAGCCTTCTGTTAAAGAGGAAGCTTTGCCAATGTATGAACTATTGCCTTCATTCCAACTTGCTCGTAAAGAGGAATATACAGGTGGTAAAGCAGGTATCGCTCCGTTTGCACTTAATTCTACTAATCACTGTTTAACTCAATTAGTACATCTATAGATGATATATACTAAAGGTAATCCTTATGGTTTAGGAACTATAGATGCTATCAGAGGTAGAGATGGTTTTAGAATACTAGACTGGTTATCAGCAATGATTAATGCACATGTAGACGTTGCTAAAGATCCGTACATTATGGCTCTGAATGTAAATCAAGTTACTTATAACATGACTAACTTACTGTTACGTGGTGGTATGGGTAAGACTACGTTCTATTTCTTAGCACAGCCTATATTGAAAGAATTTGCTGATTCTATGATTGCTAATAAGGGTGTATATGGTGTTACTACTTAGACTGAAAATCAGGTAGTTGCTACTTTATATGACAAGTACTTTAAACAATACAAGTCATATATAGATTCTTTAGATAATAATGACCCTACTAAGTATGATCATATTAAGAAGTATAATAGTATAGCAGATGAAGTAGGTATAGATTTAATATACGACAAAACTAAATTTGTACACGATAGAAGTACTGTGTTCAATGATAGTAGTCTTATCAACGGTCTAACCACTAAAGATCCTTATACTTAGTTAATCGTTCTTAAAGCTTACAATGAGCTTAATAATGATGCTAAGAGATTAAGCGAATTAGTACATCGTTCTTAGATTGATACTAAGAAGTTTGGTAACACTCTTGCTCAGTAGATGAACTTCAGAAATTCATATGAGACGTTCATTTATGATAATGCAGAATACTTCGTTATTGAAGGATAGGAATTTGATGAAAAGAATCCTCAAGAAGCTCTACGTACTTACTTTGGTAAAACATTCTTAAGTACTAAGCTACATCATGGTACATCATTACCACGTAAATTATTGCGTTCTTAGGCATTCCCTGCAACTTAGGTATTCCAGAATATCTTCACATCAGCAATGGGTATATTTGGTCAAAGAAAGGACATTGTATATAATAATGGACAAGAGGCAATAGCTTATAAGCATATAGGGGATAAGAAATTCGTAAACAGATTCTCTTCCTATATCGACTCTATTATTAGAGCAAGACTGTCTAGAGACTTACCCGCATTACATGCTACTGATGAAGAATTAGTAGGGATGCTATATGGCGAAGATAGTATGTGTAAAAGGTTAACTGGCATCAAGTAGTACATAATGGAGAACAAAGATAGATTCCCGTCGTTAATTGGTCAAGATGGTTATATACGTAATCAGTTACTTAATTATTTACAGGAATATCAAGCGGATGGTACAGTACAGTTAATAGACCGTATTGTATTATCTGATTCTTCCTTAAGTAATGACTATGAGACCGAGAATCAATTAGTATCTGCTTTTGCTGAATTACTTGAGTCTGATGATCCTATAGTTAGAGAATTTGCTAATGACTTAGCTAAGTATGCATACTTAACTTCTTATGATGAAAGAGGTAGTAATAACTTCTTTAATCTTGTTCCTAATAAGTGGAAAGAAGAAAACGGTTACGTAAATGTTATTAAAGAAGGTTTAAAGTCATTTAAGAGTTCCTCTAATCAAGCTGCTTATGCTTCTATTGCTGAAGAGAATGATAATGCTGAGGCCTTGTATTTCCCTTCTATCAATATTACTATTGCACGTAACTTATGGTAGGATGATAGTGTAGTTCAACCATTTGAAATAAATGTGGAAAAAGGGGATAAAGTATTACATCGTACTTCTGAAAGAGGAAGAGTAAGAACTACCTTGAAAACAGATTTATTTGCTACTTCACGTTCTAAGAAAGAATTTATTAAAGTAGTAAATGGAGCTGGTACTTCTAAAGTAACAGAACTATATAGAAAAGTAGGTCAAGTTTCTTATATTAATGAAGAAGGTGAAACTGTAGGAAGAGGTACTAAGTATATATATCAAAGAATACCTAAATTAGGTGTTATTGATAATGGATTTAGAGTTATGGAATTCTAGAAACATAGCTTAGAACCTTCTGCATTTGAAGCTAATTCATTTAATTATAATGCATTACTGACTGAAGGTGAAATTGAAGCATTAGCATTAAAGGCTATTAAAGATCCTAAAGCTGGTTCTGGTTTTACTAAACAGTTCTTCCCTGGAGAAATAAATTCTATTAAAGCAAGAATAGAATAGGATGCAAAGGAAATAGCAGGTACAGAGGATGGAAATCCTGTTATGGATAATGTATCTAATATTGATGTTGAAGACGTAATTGTTCCAACAGAAGATGTTACTATTACTCCAGAAATGATGCAAGAAGCTACTGATTTTGTATATGGTACTATCGAAACAGAAGACTTTACTGCAATTGAGGCAATAGAAGATTTTATGCAACAAATAGAAGATGTAAGTCAATTGACTGAAGTATTTGAAGCCCAATCTGCTCCTGATATAGAAACTGTATCTGATACAGCACAGAATGAAAGTTTTGAAGATATGTCTGCATTAGCGGAATTGGGTAAGAAACGTAGAAAAGAATGTGAATAATTATGCAGTGTTTAAATTTAAAGAATAAAGAAGTTAAAGCAGCTTTTGATGAAGTAGCAAAGGTACTTAATAGTGAAGACGCTGCTTATTATGTCATATCTGAAAATAATGGTTATGCTATAGACTAGGATCCTGATGGATCTTAGTCTTAGCTATTCCAAGACCTATTATAGAAATATAATGGAGATAGAGATAAGGCTATAATTGAGAGAGCTAAAAGCTTTGATTATTTGTCAGCCGATATATAGACAAGAAACCTAAGTTTTGAAGAGTAGTTTTTATCTAGTACAGATGAAAATGCTAGATTTATAGAAGTATCTATTGATAATTTAAATAAGTATAACTTTAATACTAAGAAAGAATTAGATGATAGATTAAGAAGTATACGAAAGAATCTCGAACAAGGTCTTATATCTCGTCTTAATTCTATTGATGAAAAGGATCCAGCTAAGAGAACTGAATTAAAAGAACAAATCAAATATCAGATAAAGAATATATAGAATGGAGTTATAGAGGACATAAAAGTTATTATGGACTTTACTGACGAACTTAAGGATGATATTAGAACAGTGGCAAGAGAAGTAATAGATGCGTATAATAATCGTACTAATGCTTTATCTGACGAAAGATTAGTTTCTCTTAATAAGAACTACTTCGGATTCTACTGTAAATATGCAAATGAAGTGTATAATTCTTTAGTAGACTTATCAAGTTATAGTGATATTATAGGAACTAAAGAATATGATAAATTGATGTCAGACTTATCTATATGTAAATCTATTCTTGATGCCTGCTCTGATCATGTTAAGCGCATGTAGGTATAGAATGCCAGAGAGATTATGCTTAACAATGGTATCTAGGTAGGTTCACCTACTATATATAATTACTTAGCTGAGAATACTAAGGAGACTAATAACGATATCTCTTCTCTTACACGATGGTTTGGTGCAGGCGATAAGATTAATGATGAAGCTATCAAGACATTATTCAATATACTTCAAAATACTGAAAATACTATTAATAATAATACTTTTGTGAAAGCACACTCTTTATTAGAGAAATTAAAGGCTGCTGGTAACAATCAAAAAGTATTGTTTGAAGTAGATGATGAAGGTAAAACTACAGGCTATATAGTAAGAGAAAGGAATTACGGTAAATTTCAAAGAGACTATAAAAAGTTCTTAGAGGATACAAGGAAAGAATTAGGTTTACATCCTGGAGAATTAACTTTACCAGAGAATAGAGAATTACGTATTCAGTATAATCGTAAGCGTAATGAATGGCTTTCTAAGCATTGTGAGCGTAAATATACTAAAGAGTATTATGATATGTTTAATGCTCTTAGTGATGAAGCGTCTAATGCACGTGAAAATATTATGATTAAGATCCGAGACCTTACTAGTAAGTATAAGAATATAGATGGCATAATTCAGTATGAGAAGTTTACTGAAGAAGAGTGGAATAGGTTACAAGTCTTATTCTTAGAAAAGAAACAATTGGCAAGTAAGTATGACCTTATGGGTAATGAAAAGCCAGAAGGTTCTATTGAAAGACAAATAGCTGACGAACTTACTGAACTTAATGATAAGATAGCCAAAGGTCTTAAAATGAAGACTAATCTGGAAAAGTTTGAAGCAGTACGTAAATAGAAAGAACAAGAACTTAGCGATAAAGACTATAATAAGTGGTACGAAAGAAATACTCGTACAGTATATTCTGAAGAATTCTATGACTTATTATCTAAAGTAGATAGAACTAACTATGGAGAAAAGTATGAGGAATTAAACCGTCAAAAAAGGGAAATACTTAATGCTTTCAGAGATGATAAGACTGGCGAGATTAATACTAATCTTATGTCTAATCATGTTATGAACTTAATAAATAGATTAGATGCTCGAATGAGAGTTATTCGTAAGTCTAAGAAAACAAATAAGTAGAAAGCTGGTATTAAGTTTGAAGACATAGCTAAAATAGTTCCTACTGATAGATATAGAAGAGACTATGCAGAAGCAGCTATGCTTGATTAGGAAATGCCTGGTACTCTTCAAGATTTTGAGCTTAGACATACTTATAGAGATGCACAAGGTAGAGTACATCCTAAATCCTATTATACTAAGATTGTACCTAAAGATGATAAATATATAACTGTACAACCTTCAATGAATTTCTCTGAAATATCTGAAGAATCTCCTTTCTATAATAAGAACTTTGATAGAACTAATGATGAATACTATCAGCCTAAGATGTCTTTATATGATAACAGTAAGGCTTATAAAGCTGTGATGCAGAATAAAGAGCTTAAGGAATTACGTCAAGCTATTATAGATACTATGGAAGAGTCTAATAATAAATTAGATAATTTACATAATTTAAATAAGTATAAGTTGCCATAGATATCAGGCTCTTGGTATAAATTCTTAAAGGCTCATAATTATAATCCTTTTACTGCTACTAAAGATTATTTACTTGATAGTGTATCTGTTAAGGGAGATGATTAGGGTATGCAGAAGAAGGTTAGAACCGCACCTGATGGTACTTCTTTAGCTATGGTTCCATAGTACTTTATTAAAGACTTAGATGATCCTGCTACTATTTCTGCAGATATGGTTGGTTCTGTTATTCAATACTTTAAAATGGCCGAGAACTTTAAATAGAAATCAGCTATTAAAGCTAAAGTAGAAAACATTAAAGCCTTCTTAGGTCAAAGAAAGTATACTGGTTCTAATACTGGAGTAGCAGCTGCTGTTAAGAAATTCTTCAAATAGAAAATAGAACCTAAAGATGGAGATTAGACTAACATTTATTAGTTTGCGAAGAAGTTCATAGATATGAATGTATATGATGTTAAGCTTAACTCTATTACATTCTCTATTGGAGAAAGAGAGTATAACATTACTAAGTTATTTAATAACTTACGTATTTATGGTACTCTGCGAAACTTAGGTTTGAATTTTGCTTGTGCTTTTACTGGATTCTTTACAGCTTTGCATTCACATTTAGTAAATGCAATTACTGGTAGATATTATGATTTTTCTGATGCAGCAGCGGGTTTCAAGGACTTAGTATATGATACCTTTAAGTATGGCATTAATGCTGGCAATAAGCATTATAAGAGTCCTCAGATGGCAGCTATGGATTATTTTGAAGTAGGTTCTACATTAGAAAGTTTGTCAAGAAATACAAACCGTAATAGATGGCTCAACGTATTACAGAATGAGTGGGCATTTGGAATTTATTCTATGTCTGATTATTTCATTAAAGGACAAATTCTAAATTCTGTTATGTACAACTATAAAAATGTAAACGGTGTGTTTCTATCTAAAGAGGAATATTTCAACAAATATGGTAGAACAGAAGATACTAAGGATAATTGGAAGAAATACAAATCCTTTAAAGCTTCTATCAAATTTGTTAATGGAGAATTAAAAGCTATTGACCCTAAAGACCAATATGCTGTTAATAAAGCTAAATTTACTGTAGGTAATACGGCTAAGAATCTAGCCGCATCTGCAGATGGTTAGCTTACACCTTTATAGAAAGCACAATTTACTACTAATGTATTTGGTGCTATGTGTATGATGCATAGATAGTATATACCTATCATTATGCAAGAAAGATGGACAATGTCTAAATAGTGGGACTATACTTCTTAGAGATATGTAGAAGGACTATTAAGAACTCCATTAAGAGTATTCTCTGAAATATACAAAGACAAAAAAGGTATAGATATTCTTACTACTTCTTTTAACCAACTTGTATTAAATAAAGGAATACAAGATAAGTTAACAAGAACTAATCTTAAAAAACTTAAAGTAGAATTATCTCTTATTCTTGCTATGTGGCCATTTATAGCCTATATTACAGGACAAGCCGCAGATGATGATAAGCGTAATAAATTATTAAACTTATTTGCTTATGTAATGGCAAGAACCTCTTTTGAATCAGGAGCTCCATATAAGCTTACAGATGTATATAGTACTATTAAAACTCCTACACCGTTATATAGCTTAATAGATAACTTTGGTGCAATTGTATCTTATCCTATAGAACAATTCTATGGATTATTTACAGATGAAAAAGATAAAAATAAAGTAATATCTAGAGGAGCATACAAAGGAGATACTCAACTAGAAAAAGCTTTCTGGTAGTCTACTCCATTTAAGAATGTTATAGAACTTAATGATATTCCAAGTAAACGAAGATACTACGATAAACAAATCGCAGGTAATTAAAAATAAAGCCAGGCTATTACACCTGGCTTTTTTGTTGGCACTGTTCACATGCTTCACATTTTAAACAATCAAAAAAAGAATCACTTAAAAAATCTTTCCAAATAATACAAACTTTAATTAAAAATTGCTTACTTAAGAGTAAAGATCCGTTTGTATAAATATCTTTATAAATGTCTATATATTCCTTATCAAAAAGAGTAAGTACATAGGCATATTGTTTTATTCCATTATAAAATACCAACCGTTTATTATAATAGAATCTATTCTGAGTAATCTCAGAGATAATATACTGATCATATAATCTATTATAGACTAATCCAATACTATTGTTATTAAGTATTAGCATATCTATAAAAGTATCAGTATTAAATACATGAGGATTTAGTTCAAAAAGGGCTACGTATAATCGTAGCCCTTTATTGTATTTACTAAAATCTATCATGCTGCTTCATCAGTTACTTCGACTTTATCTTCAATTGTAGAATTATCTACTTCTTCAACTTTATTCTCATCAACTTCATCAGCCGGATTAGTAATGACACAACTATTTATTGTCATCTCAATATCCAAGTCTTCTACTGTCTTAGCCTGTAAGTTCTTCAATTCCATCATTCTCATAATATTTACGAGTATGTTCCCAATTGTTAGAACTGATATGATATGATATTTCTGTTAAAGCTTCTGATATTATGTCTTTACGCTTGAGTAACTCCTCTTCGTTAAACATATTAAATACTCTAACTTCATACTTACCATTTGTTTGTATAGCAATAATATATGCTTCTAAGTCATAATCATCTACATTGAGATTTAACTCATTAAGCATATACCAGGTAATAGCACAAAGGTAAAAAGCTATTTGCCTATAATAATCAAACTCCTCTACGGAATGTTTGAAGTTATAAATATCACTTGTTGTTTTGAGGTCTATCAAAATAATTTTCTTATTAACGTGATCAAACATAACTCTATCTAATAAAGACTTACAGTCTATGTTCTTATATTGCCAGTTAATATGAAATTCATTATGACAGGTATATGTAGTCGGAACATTAAATAACAGTTTATTAGCTGCTACATGTTCTTGGAGATTTTGCTTAATTTGTTTAAGCATATTTAAGTCTGCAAAAGAAATTACTTTCTTTGTAGTACTTATTTGAAGATAGTTAATGTAGTCACTGTAAGTTTCTACAATCTTCTTAGCTTCGTTTTTCCTAATTTCTGCAGATTTTGTATTATTGTAAGAATTATTATATGCTTCTAATAATAATTTATCATCATCTGCTAAAGGATCTGTTAATTTATGTGAACTATAATATTCACACAAATCTCTTTGTTGTTTTACCTTTGGAACTTCAAAATCTAATATTTCATAGTCTTTCCAAAATTCCTCAGGTTGAAGAATGTATTCATGTATCATAGTACCTTTTTCAAGGAACTTAGCACTCATACCTTCTTCTTTTCCATCTAACATATCACGAAGATATCTTGGACCTTTTTTAAGAAACCAACCTATTGCTGAATTTGAAATTCTAGTATTATCCTCATAATATGGAATTTCTATATTCATCATTCTTTACGATCTTCTTTTACGTATTTTTCAAATTTGTCTAAATACTCAAAACCTTCTTTGATTCTATCCATTGTACGAAAATTTATGAAAGCATTCTCAAAACATCCTTGTTTTAAGGCCTTTTCAATATTCTCTTCTGCTTCTATTATATCCTGTTCCATTTCTATCTTTTTTGTTTTTATATAAAGATCGAATTTACGAGACATAACTTTTTCGTCAATAAAATCTTTTGCTTTCTTAATTGCTTTCTGTATCAAGTTCATAATCTTCATCTGTTAAATTTTGCTCATCATCTATAATATCTCCAGTTACTGGTAGAGGAATCTCATCCTCTTTTATAGGAACAATGTCCTTATTAACATCAATAACTATAGGCTTAAAATTATCTTTTATGTTATACATATCATTCAATATAGAACAATTATGTCTATATTTATTATTTTTAATAAAAGAAGTTCCTTCATGCCAATGACCGTATAGATGATATTTTATATTTTTAGGTATAAGATAGTTTAATATACCATTATAATAGGGATTATCATGAGTAAGAAGTACATCTGTATCTTTTGGAATATTATCATAACAACAAGTATTACTTTCCTCATTATAATCATCCTCAAACGCCCATCTTCCATTTTGGAACTTTATAGGACGTATAAAAGGGCAGCCATAGAACTTTATTCCTTCGTAAGTATATTCACTATTTATAAGAATTTCTAACTTACCATTAGTTCTAGCGCTTAAATCTTTACGTAATTCTTCAAGATAACCTTTTTTATAAGCATCTTCAAGGAAAAAATCATGATTTCCAGGAGTAATAATTACCTTTTTACAAGGTAATCTATTAACCCAACTAGTAAATCTATTATACCACCAATGTCTAGACTGTTCAATTGAACGTTGTTCAACTAATCCTACTATATCTCCGCAGATACATAGTACATCACACTCTGGTATATCAATAAAATTACCATGTAAATCACTTAAACCACATACTTTCATAATATTAGAAAAGGCTAGTATTTCTACTAGCCTTATTTTTTTTAGTTACAAGAGCACATAATTATCTTGTGTAGACTTTCATCCTCCTCGTATTCTTCGTCATCATCATACAACCAATCATCATCATCTTCATCTTCTTCATCTGGTGTTTCTCCGATTATATTCTTTTTACCTTTCTTAGAGGAAATATTCATATCGTTAAATATCTCTTCATTAGAAAGTTCAGGGAATAAGAGTTTTTCATCGATAAATGATAAGATATTATCAATAGATAATAGACCAAAGTTATTTACAATAAATGTATAAGTATCTTCAATCTTATCTTCTGCAATACCTTTGTCTCGTAAGATTTCACGTAAGAATCGAGCATTATCGTTTGCTTCAAAGTGTCTAATATAACGTACACGTGAACAACGATCTTTCAGATAGTCATTTACTCTATCTTCGTTATTACAAGTAAACAGAACTAATTTCTTAGCATTAGTCTGTACACCATCAAGCCATCCTAACAAATCTTCTGTATCCCAGTGTTTATCTACCTCATCAAAGATAATTGTAACAGGGGTTTCGAACTTACGGAAGAAATCGTTAATACGACCTGTAGGATAATCCTCATCTACTACAATAATAGGCAGATTAGAATTTTTGGCTATAACTTTAGCCATAACGGTTTTGCCAGTACCTTTAATGCCACTAAGCATTACTCCAGTAGACAATTTACTTGTTTTCTGGAAATATGTATTTATACGCTTGATGAAAACATCATCACTCTTTGTTGTATATACTTTGGCTGGGAGACTAAGTAAACCATCTTCTTCAAAATAGGACATTCCGTTGTAACGGTCCCATTTCAAATTATATACTTTACCATTTATCAAGTCATAATCAAGACCTGTAGGTTTATTGACAATTTTTTCTCCAACTTTTATAAATTCTGACATAATCTGTTAATTTTTGGTTTTTAATTCATCGATCATAGCATCGACTTGTTTTTGGTTTCTAACTAAATATAGTTTATAGTTAGAATTACTCTTCATTAGAGTATACTTAAAGATTTTCCAACGTAAAGGGAATGAATCTCCAATGAGTCCTTTACATTCAATTATAAAGTCTTTACCTATAAAATCAGGTAAGTAAGTCATAGCTCTTACTTTCTCTCCATTATATTCGAACTTAGGTATTAACTCAAAGTGAGTTGACTCATATTCAGCTGGAATTTTAGCTTCTTTAAGTTTTTTGTATGTATAGGTTTCAAGTTTGCTCCTAAATCTAATTCCATCATAGACATTAGGCTGTGCATTCTTTACTTTTCCCTATTTCTTGGTTTTCTTGCTTTTTAATTTCGCCATATAACCATTCTTTTATTTCTTCGAAACTGTTTGTTTTTATTGCATCAGATATATCTTTTGCATTATACTTTTTATGTACAAACATTGCTTCTAAGCCCATTTTAAGGCTTATTTTACGACTATATCTTACTCCTGCTGGGTCTCTATCAAACAGGATTATAATGCGCTTAAAACGCTTCTTAAGATCCTCTAATATATCATTAGGAATAAAAGTACTTTCAGATGAAGGAGATATTGCGGGTATTCCCATCTCATAAAGGCACATTACATCTTTCATACTTTTAGTTATAAATAATACATCTCCTTTTTTAGGTAATTGAGCATAACCTTGAATGTCATATTCAGTTAAGTTATTACGCCATTTTGTATATTTATCTGCTAATGGTCTATAAATTTTAAAGTTATTGTATACTTTATAAGCATACATAGGATTTTCAGGTTTATAAATACCTTTTACAATACCATTGCATAAATAGTATTTAATACTGTTAACATTAAATTTCTTTAATGTTTCCTTAGATATATTAAATTGTTGCCAGTAATTTATATCAGTTGAAGTAAAGTCCTGGCGTACTACTCCAATAACAGTATCTGTAGATGGAATATACTGCTTACTATTATCTAAAGTAGTATCAGGAGTAATATGCAATTGTTTAATAATATCCTTAAGAATATCATTATAGTTTGTTATTCCTGTGAATAAGGATACAAACTTAATTACATTTCCACATTCTCCTGTACCGTGATCTTTAAATAATAGCTGTTTTGTTCGCTTACTATAATAAACTCCAAAAGAAGGGTTTTTATCCTTACGAAATGGACTATTATAGATAGCTCCTACTTTGAATTGCCCTAAGTAATGAGCATATATGTCGTATTCGGTTACCTTAGATAATATATAATCTAAAGTAATACATTCTGTGGGTTTCTTTACCCTTCTTTTATCATACATATCCTGTACGCGTTAGTGTGGGAGAGGATGGATTCGAACCATACCACACGCTATCTCCATTCGGCGACCTGTACTACCTATTACAGTTAACGCATCTCCCGTATATCCTATAGCTCTCACTACTATAGGATAAAATCTGTTATTATATGTTATTTTACATTGACGTAAAGTTTAAAAAAATATTAGACAATATATGAATAATCTCTGGAAAATTACTTTACATCTTTGTGTTCGCACGAAAATAGTAGTAATCAATACAAGAAATCAATAGCCCTATATCTGTTAAACAGAAGTCATCTATTCCCTATTCAGTACTGCTACCATTTTATAGGACAGTAAAATCTTTTATCTAGTGATAAAAGCTATACTTCCTAAAAAGACGTCGAAATAAACTTCGTATCATAGGACTCACACCTATCTTTGTACACCACTATGCGGGATTTAGGCATAGCTGCTATTTATTGCATAACGTATCAATCTATTCCGAATAATTTTATTATCTGCTTTATTTTGCTATCGGCAGATCTTTTATTTAGACACTCTCCATGATTAATGACAATATTTTCTCTGGTCTGTTCAAGCTCCATTTCTACAGCTCTTCCCATTCCCCAACCATTTTTATATCTGCCCTTTTGATGAGCAAATAAATAATAGCGAAAAAACCAAGGACTTATTCCATTAAGTATTAATCCTTGATTCAAAGAATCTTCATGTCGTTTTAAACATACTTGTACCGTGTATTTAACACCTTGCTCTCCTTTATACATACCACTTGAATCAAGAGTACAATCACAAGAATATATTGCTACACGATATCCTAGATTCTCGAGTAAGTCTACAATCTGCATTGCAGTATAAGCTTTAACGAGCATCTCTTGTGAACCGATACCACAGTTTTCGGATATTATTACATATATGTTTACTAAACGTCCACTTCCTATTCCATGACTTTTAACTCGCTTTTTCATAGCTGGAAAACCGTCTATAAGTCGATCATAGCTAATATCATCACCATCAGTTTCATCCCATTTATAAGATCTCTTTGAGCCACCCAAATTAAGATTTAAATCTAGCTTCTTCATTTCAGCTAGACCTTTAGTATAACTGTATTGACTCTTTTTAATAGTTGCAATATCGTTACCTCTAAAGCTTATTTCTTCAGTTTGTAAGTGACGCAAAGTATCTTCTATATTACCCTCAGGTGTAGGATGAAGAGCGTCTTCATAAAATTTACTAATGCTATCGTACGTATAAGATAATTCTACCATATAGAAGTTGTTTTAATGTTTCTTATTAGCTTTTTATATCCCTTTTTCAGTTAACCATCTAGTTAACTGCTCTTTCTCATTGTCTGTCCAGTTAATAGTCAGACGCCATTTCCAATCCATGAAATGATGATACTTAAGATTATGACCCGCTTGAATCATACGAGTAGAACATACTTTTCGTAAATTCTGCTCTTGAACGAAAGCTCTAAGAATTCGGACATATTCTACAACTTCTGCATCGTATCTATCTTCAAATTCAGCAGAGTACGTAACCTCTACAATACCACCAACAAAGCGGTCTATAGTGGACGCATCTAACTGGTTATTTGCTACATATTGACGATCACATCCAAAACCAAAAGTATTACTAGTAGCAATAATAATACAGTTTGGATGTCGATGAACTAAGCCCGTAGTAGTCTCAATTTCATCGTTAGCTAACGCTGCATTTAAGATCTGTGCAACTGCAGGATCTAATGCCGTTATCTCGTCAATCAATATAATAGATGGCTCAGCGTAAAACTCTGCAAAACGAGTTTTTTCACGCGTCGGATACTTATAACCAATAAACTCGGTAGCCGAAGTACCAATGCCGCAACTAATACAAAGGTAAGGTAATTCTAGCTCTTTAGCTACATTTCTTGCCATTGTACTCTTGCCGCATCCTGCTGGACCAACCATCCATATATTCTTTATGCCAGCGTCAATAGTTCTACGTAACTTATCTTCTGGCTCAAGGTCAGTAAACTTAAATCCTAGTCGTTTACTCTCCTCTAGATACTTTAGTCTCTCTGCTTCTATAAGTTCTTTTTCATGCTTATCAAGTAAATCATTTATTTCTGCTTCTTTCTGCTTAGCAGATAAATAATTAATAATCTTAATAGCCGTCAAAGATGTCTTGTACTCATTACCAAGATAATCGATAAACGTAAATCTACCATATGAGTCTTTAAGTTGGTAGATATCTTTTCTTAAGTTTAATCGCTTTTTCTTTCCATTTTCTTTTATAGTAGTAGATATAGCAGCATAGATAATATCTCCTACTTTCAATTCATCTCGTTTTACATTAACTCCATCTCTGGTGTTAATGTTTTGAATTGTGTACTTAGTATCTACTATCTCTGCATCTGTACCTGTTTTCTTAAGGAAAGTTTTATTAATAAATTTTGATAATCTCATATAAAAATTGATTTTTTAGTTCTACAAATAAAAAAACGTGAGTGCATACTATTAGTAATCCATTATTTTGTCTAAAGACTCACATGGCGGTATGCTACTCACGTATCGCTATATTATGCCTAGCGTAGACTTAGGATTTTATTGTCCTATTAAAACGGCAATCCGTAAGGATTCTCTGCATTGTTCTCTACTGCAGCTTCTACTGTAGGTGAGATACTGATGCTTTCACTAGGACCCGGATTAGCTACAGGTGTCTCAACATCTGCAACTACTGGCTTAGTAAAATTATCAATACGCAGTTCTGTAATTGCTGAAGTTTGACCTTCAGGCAATATCATAGGCTCAATAAAAGTATATTTTGCATATGACGGAAGAGTAGTATAACCCTTATCGTTATATACAATTTTAACACGCAGAAGTTTAGACTTATCTGCTTTATTCAAATAGTCTACTACTTCTTTTGCAAATTCTTCAAAATTAGTACCGTTAAATACAAGTTCTTCGTCTTTGTAAAAACAAAGAAGTAATTGCATAGTACGAGAGAACTGATTATCTTCCTTTCTCTGTACATCTTCATCACTAAGTTGCCCGTTTTTATTATCAGGCTTCCATTCTGTTTGAGTCAGAGTTGCTCCGTTTTTCTCAAATACTACTTCAAAAAACTTTCTACCTGTAGGAGATTCAGCTACACGTGCACTTTTCAATGCTACATTCTCTTGAATACCTGCAGGAATAAACTTAACGTCATTCTTTGTTATCTGTTGCGCTCTTTCTTTACTATACATATCAATGTGTTTTATTCTGGTAAATAGATTCGATCCCAATGAGTTGTAATCTCATTGTTCTCATTACTTTCTGCAATAACTATGTTCTTTCCTCTTAAGTGAGGAGCTCTGGCTTCACGTACTGAGTTATCTCCACCTTCGAATGAGATATGAGTCTCATTCTTTTTACGATAGACATAACCTACAGCATCTGCTTCACCACAAACAATGTCTCCTAATCTTCCAACTAGGTCTATTGCCATTTCTGTAAGCTCTTCACCATCCTTATTAATCATTTTATCTTTAGTATGACCAATAAGGATGAAGTTATCACATAGTTCTTTAAACATAAAAATTACTTTCTTTACTGCCTCTCTAAGATATAAATAACCGGATCCATTAGGAAGCTGTCTTACATCATTACCCTTATACGTCTTACCCATAGGAGTTTGACGATATAAAGTAGCAGCATAAGGTAAACAGATTTCCTCTAAGCGAGTTGCATTATCAATTGCAATATACTTATAGGGTTTTGTACCTGTTTGAGTAATCTTTTGTCTAATTTGATTTGCTATTTCAGCTAAATCATTAACGCTTCTTGCTTGAATAGAAAGTGCTTCTAAGAACTCAGAACCACCTTCTAAGTCTATAATGAGACAACCTTCAAGCATAGAAAGTAAAGTCGTTTTACCAGCTTTTGGTTTACCGAAAAGTATCAGAAATCGTGGATTCTGCACCTTTGGTTTATTCTTTTCAGTTGGTAGTATTAACATAATAAATTAGGTTATACTACTTTACATCTAATATGATAGTATTTGATATAATCTGAAAGAATCTGATATTGTAAAGTAAATTAAAGATTTAATGAAGCATTAATTTCAGTATTGTTATTAATCATAACAATAATGTTATTAATGATAGTCTTTTCTTCGCGAGGTAAAGACATAATATATCCACGATTATACTTCGGGATAAGCTTATAACCTACCTGAATAAAATTTCCGTACTCTTTAACAGGAGTACCATCCGGCAAACGGAAATCATATAACGGTTTACGATAATCACGGCGAAGTTTAGCGTAATCATCTAATTTTTTCATAGCCAATTCAAACTGTGTTGCAAGGCTATAGTTTTCTTCTGCAAACGGACAATAAGTACACTTCCGATACTTAGCTACGTCGCATGCAGAATATAAGTCTGCACCAAAACGAATCTTATCGCTTGGTCCAATATACTGATAACTAAACGGTGTCTCTTCAGTATCGATACCATCGATTAACAACTCAGGATAAGTAAGAGCTAAACGCTTTAGCAAATAGTTCTTATAAATACCATTCTTATCACACTTTTTGTTCGGAAGAGATATAGTTAAAATATTTTTCATAATTTCAGCCTACTTTATTATTAAATACTACTGTATGCTGCATTGTAGTACTCGGACTAGCTTCTATCAGATTACTATACTTAAGCTCATTGTTAAACTCTAATATACATGGTTCTCCAGCATCTCTTACTTTTAAGAAATGAAGATATACCTTGTCTTTTACAGGTAAGCGATTAACTCCATAGCTAAGTATATTAAGTAATTCTGGACGTGATAAAGCTATCACATAATCACTAGCTTGGAATATTGCATCTGATGCAGCTAAATCACTACGCATAGGATAATGCATAGAAGGATTGTTTATCCTATCAGGTTGTTCAATATTTCGATTCATCTGTGAAATCTGTATAATACTCGTATTGGATAATTTCTTTTTACGAATAAACATTTTCTGTAAATCGACTATTGTTCCACGTTCACTTTCGCCTTCTACAAGTAAGGCATGGTCAAGTATAACAATAAGCCATTTATCCTTAGCTATTGTTTCGTGAAAATAATCTATAGTTTTTTCGATACTTTCTACAGTACTAGGAGTATCAATATAAAATATTTGATACTTTTTAATTTTTTCTGCTTCTTCTTTAACTTTATCTAAAGTAGCATCATCTATACTGTCATTCGCACTATATAATTCCGAGGTAGTGCGTCTTAATCGATTACTTAACTTTCGACCAATTTGTCTATAACTAAGCATCTCAAACGAAAAATCTAAGATTACAATATCCTGATCGGTATTCAAATCAATTAAATCAGTTTCAAGCGTATTCGCAAATGCTGATTTACCAGAACCTGAACCTCCTGCGATTGTTAAAATCATATTTGGTTCTAATCCACCACAGCAAACTTTATTGAACTTAGACCATCGTGTTTTTAAAGGCACAATTGTCTTATCCTTTCTAGCTTGAATATATCTAACAGATTCATCTGTTACTTCAGCTATTGTTTTAAACGGTAATGTTTTAAAGGATTCCTGTTCCATAACTATTTGCTGTTTGTTGTTCTAAGTTCATTTGCTCTTCGTAACATTCCCACTCATGTTGAGTAAGCCATTTCCACATAGTTTTCATATAACCTATTTTGCCTGTTCGCATTTTATCATCTATTTCGTACCTCAGACAAGCCATAATATGATTATGCATTGCTTTGGATTTACCTATGATACGGTTATATTCCTTTCTACATTTGTTTATATTAGCTCTTAGAAAGCCTTTTGTACCATCAGGCCTTGTAACATAAACTGGAAATACTTCATAGAACTCATTGAACATACTTTCTCTATCTTTTTTAATAGACTTAAGTAGTTCTTCTGAAGGACTATAAATTTGATTGTTGTCAGAAATATTTACTACAACAATGTTACGTTGAATTAACTCTTGTATCTCTTCTTCATTAACTCGGCTGAGAAGTTCCTGAATGTCTTGATTATTAGGTTGATTATCATTCAATACAAGAGAAATAAATACTAATTGATTTATTGAAATATTATACTTGTTTAATAGAGATGTATCTAGTTCTAGTATCATAAGCATTAAAGTTTATGACAATCCTAAAATTTTGATACAATATGTTAGATTCTGTTAAAACAGTTCTAATTGTCTTGGTTGTAATTCTTCAATTATCTTTAGAGCTTCTCTAAGATAATATCTGTAATTAATTTTGCGTTCTTCAATTGGTTTATCATCGAACTTATTCAAAAGAGTAACACCAGATGCAGTAAGCATATTCTGATATGACTTTTCTTTTACAATATAGCTTTGTCTTCCTACATAAGGTTCATAGTATTCTACTACTTCACCTTCTGCATGACCTGTATATTTCCATTTCCATAAGTATCCACCATTAGTAGATGCATAGAAACGATTAGTTCGCTGTTGTTCTTGGTTCATGTATTCAACATGCCATTGTTTACCAGTTTTCTCAGACATTAAGAATTTACGTATATCTGTACATCCTTTTATAGTGTCTTCTACTGGTATACCATCTACAAAGTACTTTATAATAGCTTCAGGTATTATCTTTGCAGATAATCCCTTACCTAATAGTACTTTAGTAATAAACATACCTTTTGTCTTAATTAAATCAGGATTTTTAGTTTCCTTATATCCTTCTTTAACTGCAATGTAGTCATTAATTGCATATTGGTACATAGCTTCAAAACGCTCTTCTTCAAGAGTAAGTCTTGTAAGTTGTTCCCATTCTCGACAAATCTTGTTAGCCTGTTCATATATACTTTTCTTAAGTAATACAAACAGACCATCAGTATTTGCCTGGACGATTCGACATCCTATTTGTGTTAGCTTTTCAGCTAACATTAGCAATAATAACTGTCCATTTATCCTAATTTGCATTACTGCGAAAGGACTATAACAGAAGTTATGTTGATTTTGTAGATTACCTGACAAACCATTTAATGCTAACTTTAATGTCTCATTTTTCACTTTATCTCCATTATGTTTTGCTTCTATTCTCTCATCTTTAATTTGAGAATATACTTCTAAGAATTCAGGACCTAAATGTTTAGGGTAAAATCCATATTCTATTAACATACTTGGGTATAGTGATGCGACATCGATGTCAATGAGCGTTTCATCTTCTTTAGGAATAATAATTTCAGGATCATTTTTAGAATGAATCCCTCCTACTCCTACAGTGTAACGTAAACCATTAAATACGAAGTTATTTTCGTAGCCTTTTCTACCAGGAGATACTATCTGATTTTTCATATCATTTAGTACTTCCTGTAAGATAGGACTATCATATTTAATAAACGGTAGTATTACATCCTTTAATGGTATATAATCCATTGGTGATCTTAATCCTTCAATATCCCACCAGGTTAGACCTGTTTTTTCAAGATACTTTTGAGTTAAAATCTTCATTCCAATGTTTACACCATCCTTACTAAGGACTCGTACACCGTATTCGTCTTCAATAGCTATACGTAAGTCAATATCTTTCTTACATCTATTTAAAAGCTCTGTAGTTGATTCAATATCATTGATATTATAATCAATCATATTGTCAAAATCTTCTAATGGAAGAGGCTTACTCCAGTCACATACAAATTCTTGTACATTAGGATATTGCATAGTTACTTGAATTTCCTTCAAACCTACTCTAAGTTTATTAGAGTAAAGCATAGTAAGTAAATCAAAAGTATCAAACCAAATCTGATACTTCCAATGTTTCCAAGCTTCTATATTATCCTCTGTAGAAGTAGTAATAGTCCTACTTAAGTTAAATATAGAACTACATATTGTAGCTACATTATAACTCATGAGTTTATCTTCATACTCTATAATATAGTTTATTATAGGATTATCATAATGTAGATTATTATATCCACAAAAGATAATCTCAGATTTTATTTCTAAATCTGTAGTATAAAAATCACCCCATTTTATGTAAGAGTCTACTTGTTTAAAGAACTTTACTAATTCTCTTAGTTGGTTCTTTCTTTCAGAGATTTCAAACTTATATACTTCTCCTGTTTCTGTATTTTTAATAGAACAGTGAAAGATATTCTGAAATACCTCGATATCGAATACAAATACCGTCTTTCCACGTATTTGCATATCATTAAAGTTTAATTAGTTGCGGAGATAGGATTCGAACCTATATTTTTAGCTTATGAGACTAATGAGTTACCATTACTCTACCCCGCAATAAGAGCTAGTTTCCTAGCTCTGGCTTTAATTATTGTTTAATTTTTGTAACTCTAGTAGAAACGAATCTATTCTAGAATCTTCATAGAAGCAATCAACTTTAGTATGTTTCAACTTATCAACTGCTTTAGGGAACATTTTCTGAGCTGCTGTGTATATAGCTTGCCCTTCACGTATTTCAGTATTTACTCGAATAAGTTTTGCTGCTTCTCGCTTAATACTGATAATGTCTAACGCTGTAATTTCATTCATCATGCTGCTAATTTAGTTTCTTTTTCTGATTTAGTGTCTTGTTTTTCTCGGAATATACAGAAACGATAGTTTCCGCCATTATATTTCTTCATATATTCTGATTTTTCCCAAATTTCAATTCCAGCATAGTTTCGTATTGACTTGCTGAATTCTAAGTTCATAGTTTCAGCTTTCTTGCGAAGTTCCTCTAAACTGAGTCGAGATGGTGTACTACTAAAATCATATGGTAGATTATTACTATCATATAATTTTACTACTAATAAATTAGGACAATCTCCTTGGTTATATTTAGTTACGGCAAGTTTATGCATTGCTTTCTTAAACATAATACTCTGTATTTTCTCATCATGAATAGCCTTTAGCATTTGCTGTTTAGCTATACGGTTCTCTCTACTATAAGTAGAGTTAATCAGTTTGTCATGATAGTCACTGAAAGGAGCTTTGTCAAAGCGTTCCTTCTTCTCTTTCTCAGTAAGACCGCTATTTCTAATATGCGGTTTACTAAACGTAATATCCTTTAAAATAGGATGTTGAAATGTAGTTCGAGTACGTTTTGTACCACTTTTATCTGTATAAGTTACAGTCTTTGCAATCTTAATAGATTGATTAGCTTCTTTAGAAGACTTACCGGTTTTTGTCCAGTAGTCTATATATGTATTATTTTTCTGTTGATCAGTTTTGTTCATAGTTGTAATATTTTATAAAAAGGAGTAATATTCCTACTACTCCTTTCACTCATTAATTTTTAAAATTTTTATGAAAAACAATAAAGAGTAATGTTATGCTACTAAATACAAAGGTGCAGAATCATCACTCAAATCTGTATTGTCATTGAAATCAGCAATTTCTTTACGCAAACTATTCAATGTTAACAAACATCCATTTTGCATATTACGGAAATATGTACGTGTAAGTTCTTCAGTAATACCTAAATTACGTTTTCCTTTTTTAGCCTTAAGCACAGGATTAATTGTATGCTCTTTAGCCATTTCACCTAGCTTAACATAGAATTCATTTAAAGCTGATAGCTTATAAATGTTAATAATGTTAGCATCCTTAGGAAGATCTTTAAACTTCATTCCCATATTAGCACACTGGATTCGTAACTTAAGAATTACTAGCTCTTCGTACATAGCACGAATATGAGTTAGTAATGCTCGTAAATCATAATTACGAGTAAAACCTTTTTTAACTACATTCTCTGTAGCTATAATTCGCCAGCTACGAGTAATCTCTGCAGTTAATTTATCACGTTTTGTAATGAGTATGTTTGGCTTAATATTTGTTGTAATTGATCTTGTCATATATGTTGATTTTTAAAAAGTTAATACTTGATTAAAATAACGTATATTAGAAATCGCTTACCTGTAGTGCTAGTAGCTCTATCGAAAGAGTAGCTCTAATTATTTCAAGCTTGCCTTATTAACCTTACGGTCATTATCTACTAGCAGATAAAAAAACCAAGAAGCCCTGACCCATCATCTTGGGCTCTTGTGGTTTTATATAAACATCTCCATTTCTTATTCGATACATAATTACTTTAATAACATTTACATCTATTTACTATAGTCTTTACATATCTACTAAATACTCTTTTGATGAGTCTATTCAATTCTAAGCATGGAATAAGCGTACATCTGCTAATACTTATTCATGAATAATTAATCTTCTATGAGATTAATATTGATTGCCATGTCTCCACCACCTAAATTAAGATAGCCAATACATGAGCCTATTTTTTGTCCACGCGCATTTTTTTGCTGTTGCTGTGGATCATCGTCTATCAGCATAGTTTTACTAATTTTGTAATCCCCTTCTGTTACACCTAGAAAAGCATACAAAGCAAATCGATTGATAACTGACTCATAATCATGAGTCTTATAAGCTTCTTCAATAACTTTCTGAGTAAGAATGTTATTGAGATACTTATTTGGCGGTAGATACTTGCTATAAGCTGCAAGCATCATTGTACTCAACTCCCGAAACTCGTAAGTTTTTTTATCCTGAAACAGCCAACTCCACCAATGCTGTCTACTTCTATAAAAGGTTACTGACCCATCGTCATGAACCTTAATAGACTCAGGAATTTCTCCATTAAGAAGAATTTCACTACTAATACGAGTATCTTTCAAAAGGAGTTCAAGTAATAATTTCTTAGAATCAGAAAGTATTTTCATCCTTTACGAGAACTTTTCGCTATTTTTTAATCGGAGTACCGAGCTCGTCATAATAACGATCACAGTTAGAAGCCTGAAGATTGTTAAGTTCCTTCAGCATCTTGGAGAGATTTAACATCTCTTCTGCAATCTGATCAGCCTTTTCCATCTCAAAGCCGTTCAGACGGTTGACATGTTCAGTCAACTTCAGATAATCAGTAAAGAAGATTGGAGCACGACCAGTTGTAGTCGGTTTACTATTGAACTCAATAGCCTGAGCGATAGTTTCATTGTTTACTTCATTGAACTTGGCGGGTCCAATTTTGAACTGCAAAGACGGATCATTGTTCAATTCAATGACCGGCGTACAGCCGTCAGGAAGACAAGTTATACGACTACCCGTAATGTCAATTTCTTCGATTACATACTTCATAATCGGCCGAACAAGACGAAGTTCATTTGCCCGAACTTTGTCATTATATTCCAAATCAGCCGGTTCTGCTTTTACTGTCAGAATCTTCTTACCAATAAGATTCCAAGTTTCTAACTCTGCCCGATACGGAGCAATCATAGCACCGTTAATAGTTGCTTTTTCCATTTTAATATCTCCTACTTGATTTTAAGATTGATTTCTTAGCGAGATACAATCATTTTTTTGTTAATACTAATTTTTAAATTTAGCGTATTACTCTTATTCTGCTAACCTGCTCAGTCTCTTAGAGCCGCTTTAATAAAGCTTTGAAAGAGGTTAATTAATCTCAATAATGTATTCAGTAATACGACGAATTGTTAATGTCTGATAAAATCTGTAATTTACTGTTAATGTGTATAAGTATAGTAGAACTCACTTACTAGATCGTAATGCTATTGCATATTCTGAAGTTTACTTGTAAATCTGTTAATGTCTAATAAAATCTGTAATTTACTTGATTCTTCATACTCAGTATTCCCCGTAGGACTTTACTCATAAGACATATGAGTCAACTGTTCTTCCGCTTATCTACTTTCACTTAAACTTTTACGATATGTTAATTTTTGAAATAATCTGTTAATTATTTCTGAGCTTCGAGATTATACTTAAAAAGGGGACTCGTAACTCTACCGTTTCCCTATATTTGCCGTGCCTTATAACGCGATTAGATGCATTATAAAGAGCCTATCATCATAGTACGATACTACTACAGGCATATAAGCTATTACAACATTCTTATCCTAATAGGACCTGGCGAATGAGGGTCGTTTCTGTTGAGAAACGTTACTAAAACACTTACAAAAAGCCGTCTAATTTTCCAAGACGCCCACTTCCGGACAAATTCACTTCCGACATTGCGATAAATCTCGGGTTACTACTTCACCTCATGGTATTTCCAACCATTCAACGACATACCCTAATGAGAGGTACTAAAGCATCGTTTCAGCGATCTTCTTAGGTAATATGTTGCGCATATTACTTTACGAAATTTCATGTAGCAAGGTTCTTCGATAGCGGGGTGGCTTGTAAGCTTGTCAAACTTACTACCATTGAACTTCCCTATTGTTTTTAAGTTAAATATGTTGGCACTCTCCTTATTTGTTATAGCTGTTCGATTCAGCGTAGGCACTCATTAATAAGTCTTACCTTCTTCATATTCTCTTTAATATGCAAGCTGCTTATTAAGGCAATACACAGACTACTTCCACTCTGCTTCGTGTCGGCCTCTAGGATGCTTTGTAAGATCCTGCTCTATGCTGGAGTGCATAGCTCTTACCAAATTATTTATAGCAAACCTTAGTACTAAAGTAACTTTACTTCAACTTTCCAAGTTTTAATAGTGGTCCTGGCCCACTCCCTTTTCTTTCGAAATAGATATATTTATACTAATCCTATATCTATCAACCAATAGTCTTATTGCGGACTTCAGGCGCTAGTCAGTTTATACTCCAGTGCAAAGCACGTTAGATTTTATAGTGACATTACTGACAAGTCACTTTATTATATAATAACCTTAACTTCATTCTGCTTATTTGTCATAAACAGTATAGTAATTGCAACTATATATGAAATATCTCAAGCTGTAAGACACGCAATTTACTTTCCATAGGGATTTCTCCCAAACAGCTAACTCTTACGTTCACTGTATTGCGTATAGGTTTTGCACCTAATCCAGTTAATCAGTCATATAGCTTCAATACAAATGAAGTTCTATATGGATCATTGCTACTCAGCCATGTCTTGTCTCAATTTCTGCTCATTATTATATAATTTACCCCTTTATATACATATATTTAGACAAATAATGTCCATTCCCAATTGAATCATGCGCTTCGATACGAGTGAAGATTTTAAATATATGTAAAACACTAGGTTAGTATTCTTTGGCCAACGGATTGGTTACCGCCCTGCACAGGGGAGTTTTGGAGACTACCCTAGAATGCTAGTCGATTCAGATTTAAATGACAACATACAGCACGTGTTCACATCCCTTCGTGATTCTGCTTTTGAAATAGCTAAAACGGATATGTATAGAGGTGAACGATACCCCTTTGCCTTGTTTAGATGCGATAGCTGCTCCTTCCACATCTGCGTCTTTTAGTCACCAGTCGGTTCTCACTTATGGGTTACGCACGCTCTCCCATTTTCTTGTTGCTTCTTCAGTTATAGAACAATTTTATAACACAACAAGTTATCATACTATAGTATAAATAGAATAGTGTTTGCTATTACTTATACATTTCAGTATCCTGTATTGCTCACATCACACGGCTTAGTCAGGCTCAAGTAATGAATTTTTACACTTATAGCTCTTATATACCGCTTGTGCATCTCTATTAGCGGTCTGCGTTTATCTTCGGCAGATTACCAGTTTTTAACTGGTAAAGTTTTATTAATAGGCATTAACCTGTTAAAAAACTTAGTTCTATAGGCAATGTCTTCAGGTAAATAAATTACCTTTTCAATTACCTTGGTTTTAAACTCCGGGAGTGTTTCAACGTCCCTTGTAATTGTCACAGAAGTATTATTGACGTCACCGTCAACAGATACAGTCTCATCCTTAAGATTGATATTGATAGACTTAGAATTCAAACCAAGTACGTCTACTGGTGTTTTAGGTACGTCTACCCAACGAATCATAGTCTGACTTGCATCTAAAGTTTGAGACGGAGAATTTGGATCAAATCCAATAAATCCTCCAAGACACACTACGAATAGTGTGATCCACAAATTAATCCGTTTCATATTGATTATTTGTCGGAATAGGCACTTTTGTCTACATAATCTGCAAACCTTGCGATAGGTTTCGCATAATATTTGACAAGTTCTGCGACTTTATCCTTGAGGATACTTGGAGAATCGCCATATGTAGAAACAAGTGTCTTGTAAATAGCAGATGGATGAATAGTTACAAAGCCGTTCTGATCAGCATTCGTAACAGTTACTTCATCATCTTTTCCTTTCAGGATAGCATCAATAGCCTTATCTGCATTTGCAGTAAGAATATTGAGAGTAACAGCACTGAGTTCTTTCTCTAAGGTTGTTTTGAGATTGTCACCGGCTCTCTCGTTCCATTCCTTCAATTTCTTTTCGGAATTGATTGAAACGATTACCTGAATAAGTTCTGCAATTTCTGCATCACTGACGCTTGGACACCAGCCCTTCAACAGAGCATGTGCACCAAGAATACTATGCTCAGTATTCAACTTGCCTCCTACCATACCTTTTATGCAGGTAAGCAGTGTTGCATCTGCTCCACTCTTAATGAGATTTGCAAGCACAACGGCCTTCTTTTCTTCTTTACTGAATGAGAATGCCTTACGTCCCCATTCAATACCTTGAAGGAAGTTCTTTCCGATACCTTCTTTCTGTGAGAAAATAGTACGGAGAGCTTTCAACTTATCTGCAGCTGGCATATTAGGATCTGGTTCAGGAATTTCTTCCTTAGCTGCAGCTGCATCCTTTCTAGCGTTTTCCTTCACTTCCTCAGGCACTTCCTTGAACTCAAGTACTAACTGACGAGAATTATCATTTGCCTGCATATACTTCACCTTAATGCCAAGGTATTCACCAAGAACGCGTTCTGCTTGTTCACGCATTTCGGCATTAATACGTACTCCCATAGTCTGGAAGTCGCCTTCAAGCTGAGTGAAATACTGTACTAAAGCAACAGATGTCATAACGTCAAACTGACGTTTCATTGCTTTTTTTACCTTTTCAGGAGTTTCTGGGTTAGTCAAATACTCGTTCCGAATAATGCCCATAAGCTCAATCGCATGATTCTTGTCAATGCGGTCCTTAGAGCCATCACTACCAAGCATTCCACCTAATGAGGTAGATGTTGTGATAGCAACACTTTCCGGTTTTACTACTTCAGGAACAATAACTTCCCCTTCGGTCTTGGTCTTTTCGTCCTTAACCTGCGGTTTATCTTTGGTTTCTTTGTTTTCCACTACTTCCGCAGGCTTTTCATCAGGTTTCGGCGCTTCTACTGTAGTAGCTACAGTATCTTGAGTCTTTGACGGTTCCTCAACCTTTGCCTTATTTTTCTTAGCTAATTTCTCAGCTTTTTTACTAACTTTTGCCATTTTGATAATGTAGCGCTCCTTCGCTATAAGTTAATAGGTTATATACTTGTAAATAAAATAAATTAACTCTGAGATGTAATCTCTGCAGTCACGAGTCATCTATAAATTTACTTTCAGTTCTCGCTGTAGGTAATCCTTCTGCTTCAGTTACTGTACTGTCACGTTCAGCCTTGTTTTCCTTACTCGTATAGTCCTGATTGCAAGGTAATACATTCCAAACAACGGGTGTATTACTACTATACGTGGGGGCTGATTCTACAGTAACCACTGCAGCTTTCTCAGGAGTAGAAGTACATTCCTTATATACTTCTTTAACTCCTGCACCTACAAGTAAGCCTATTACTAGAATGGCCATTAATCTAGAAAAGGCTTTGGCATCTTTCATCAATCTTGCGACGATGAAACATATCACTATTGCAGCAAGCAATAGACCAAATGAATTTGCCATAATTTGTAAGTATTGGTTAATATTGGTTAAATAATTGTTTTAGTCTTTGTCTTGCCTTGTTTAAACAGGTTTTAACTGTTGCTTCTGGTATGGCAAGCTCTTGTGAAATTTGCTGATAGGATTTCCCATCAAGTCGAGCATATATTAAATCTCTATACTTTTTCTTAAGACGAGGAATACATTCCATAACAATATTAATATTCTGCTGAAATATCATATCATCTTCTGGACTGTGTTCTAATCCACTTAATTGAATCTTTGACTCCTCATCATCAATATAGTTATTTAACTGCTCTTTTTTATTCCGTCTTATATAGTCAATTGCAGTATTAACTGTAATTGTCTTTAACCACATTTCAAATGAAATATGATTAGTATAAGATTGTAACTTTAAATATACTTTAGTAAATACCATAGATGTTATATCATCTGCTGCATCTGAATTATGTACTACATTGTTAGCAGTATACCAGACTGTTTTATAATAGTTATTATAAAGTGTATTAAAAGCTTTTTCGGAACCTTCTCTAGCTTGCTCTACAAGAAGCTTTTCTTCTTCTTTCATAGTAGCTAGATTTTTAGTGGACTACGGCTAACTCAATAGCCGTAATCCTAGGATCAGAAAGGAAGGATGTAATCCAATATATATTGATTAATTACAGCTTTTCTTTTCCAATAGAGTTCTTTTATCCAATTAGACCATTCTAGTCTTTTATCGGAATCAAGATAAGTTAAATTCATAATCATGTTTACCGCAATTCTTAACTGTACTAACTCTGTTTTAGAGTTTGAGTTATGAATATCAGTAATCATAACATTTAATATCTTACTTTGAACTCTTTTAGCTATAGTAGCTATTTCTGGATGTTTAATCCTAGTAATAAGAGCATTAGGTAATCCATAGAATATTGCACCTTCTATAGAATTATCTTTTACTAACTTATACCAGGTAGAACCTATGTTAAATTTACCACATCCATATACCTTTTCATTTATCATAAATGGTACAGGCATATCAGGTGTAGTTACTATAGGTAACGTACTTGAATAGAACCTATATTCAGGCTCCAATTTATCTTGCAAATACTCAATGACATTCATATTACAACTCTCCTTGAAGCCTTAACCTTGTTTCAATTTGAGCAATAATCATATCTGCCTGAGATTTTGAGAAACCTTTGTTAATGAATACAACTTGAGTTTTCACAATATAATCTTCAGGGAACATCTTTCTGTTGTTCTTATAAGCCTGAATGAAATCGTTAAACTCTTGTTCCGTATACTCAATCTTAGTTCTCTCAGTAGCCTCTAAGCCTAATGCATTTTTGACTGCCTCACTTACAGAGGGATAGTCAAATACATATGACTTCGGATTAGCTACGATGTCTTGTAGTTCAAGACTGTCTTTTTCTAGTACTGTGATAGTACCGTCTTTTTGCATGTCATTCAGTAAAATACCTCTGACAGCAACCAAACATGGCGCAGTGCCTGCAATTCTCACTAGAACACTAATGTTCTTTCCATTGGCTATATATAAGCCTGGTTTTTTAAGTTCTAACATATTTTATTCCTCCTTTTTGAAAAATTTGTCTGCTACTACCTTTGCATCAGATAAAGAAAGTTCATATTTATCCTTAATCTGAGAAAGAAAATCCATTTTACTGATACAAGACTGAGCTAAAGCTTCTAATTCGTCTTTGACTCCTTGAGCGTTAAACTTTACCCAAGGAACAATTTCAATTTTCTTTACCGACATTGTTCTTTATAATTTATAATTTCTAAATCAATTCTTTTCCAAAAATCGTATCCTTCACTAGTTGCTCTTGCATCAAAGCAATCTATAAAAGGACAATTACGAATTAGATGTCTTATGCGTTCAACAGAACGCTTATGCATTCTATTGTTACGCCAGCTTTGAGGTATACAATTTCCATAGATTAAATCTATTACTCTTGTTAGAACTTTGTTCTTTCTAAGAACATAATCCCACTCTTGAGGTAGGATGTCATTGATTGCTTTCTTTACACTCATACTTTACATCTTTTTGAGTTTCACCATAAAAGGAATCTTCATAATTTGTTTCTTTAATGAGAATTAGTAAGTACTCTATGCTAATTCGTGTACTGTTTAAAGCACCTTTTAATACATAATTTCTCATTTGCTTATCGATGTAATTAAGCATTGTTAATACACCAGTAAGATACATAATTGTAAAGTTCCTCTTACGAGCTTTTATTTGTTTAATAGTTCTCATAATTTTGATAATTAAATAGTGGTAAGGAGAGGATTCGAACCTCTCTTCTCTAACCTTATCAGTGTTAGCGTTTCTAAGCCTTATGAAACTACTTACCCCAGCCTTTTACGACAATGGCGAGCCGTTCAGATTATCACGCTACTAAGCGAGTGTAATCTGTTACATAACTTGTATTGCCAGTTATCTGCTTATTGACCTATTCTATTTCCTCTATGTCGCTGTCAAAACCATAATGCCCCGATTGCAGCTCAGTTGCCATTTGTGTTATTTCACACATGAGGAAGAGTTACCCATCACAGGAGCTGCCACTGGTTCGAGTCGAACGAACATAGTGGAGCATACGGGAATCGAACCCGTGTCCAAACGACGATTCAATAGACCTAACAGTCAATGAGTTTATAAGATTAATTAAAGTATAACTCTCGTGCAGAATTAAGCCATCCTTCCAGCTTTATTATTTAACACTGTTCACAGCACTCTCTACAGGTAGGCCTTCGTTATGTTATACAATACTCCTGCTATTTTTATAATTAATCTTATTAGTGGGTATATAGCCGATCAAAGCTATATACCCTTAGTACTACTATCCTATTTATTCGTATTCCTTATTCATAGGCAACCCCTTTCCTTCACCTGACCTAGGTAACAATACCTGGTTGACCGTTGTATAGTCCATTGTACTCTTGCTTATTTCTAAGCTTCCATTAGGGTTTTGGTTGGTAAATAGTAGCTTGGGTTGACTGCACCATACTAACTTGTTTAGGGTTAATAATATAATTCTCTGCCATATGCCTCTGGCGAAGGAGCACTGACAGTAACTACTTTAGCTTGTGTCCTTTCAGAGTTATCATCTCTAAATTGACATACATCACAATGTTGTTTGTTACATTGTAACGGGCAATCATTCTTAATTAAATTAAGAGTAGTTGCTTTTAATTTCCGGTTACAGATTAATTTACTCACGGCTCATAGATTTGAAAGATTTACGATCATAGGGCTGTAATTTAGCTCTACGTGTCGTTTTCGTTCTCTTGTTTACAGACTCAATCATATAAGCACTGTCTTTAAATGTTTTTCCCATAATTACATTTCGTTAAGGGTTGTTAATGCTGAAATAGCAAGCTTCGGAAGGAATGTTGCATTCATGCCTTTCAGTGCATTGTACTCTCTCGTTGATCGTGGACCAGTAGCAACTGTTTTAAGGATAATAGGCTCAATAGCCTTATCAACAAAAAACGCTTTCCAGAATACTCCTCTGAATGCTTCTTCTTCAGTAGGATCACCGCATACAACACAAAGCTGCTTACAGGCCTCAATGAAGGCGCTATCGTGGTTCTCACAATCTTCCTTTCCGGCAATATAGCTTTCTTCTATAGCTACAATATTCCCACACTCATGAGGAAATGCTTTAGAGAGTGATCTTTTGATCTCTTCACTAGTGAGTGAATCATTTTTAATACCAAAAATTACTATTCTCATAATATTATTGATTAATATGTTAAAAAACCTATTTTGTTTTGTTTTCTTTCAGCAGGTTGTTTGTTAACTGCAACAGGATCCGGACGGAAGAACTCAATGATAAAGTCATCATAGTTCTCATTTATAATAATACTAAAACTACCTTCTAACGATATTATAGTACTATTATCATCAGGATCTTTAATAATTTGTTTTATGTAGGATTCATTAATTATACTGTTTGTAGTACCGTAGAATATGCCATTTTTAAATATCTTTACTTCACAAACAATATAAGCAGTGTTGTTCTTATAAACTCGTACCATAAGTTAATCTACCTCCTTATAAGTATGCTGATGATAACAAACCCCACAATGCTTGCAATACACTCTATCCTTAAACCGCTTGTTAAGCTCTGTTTTAGGATTAAATTCACTACTCCATTGATGTCCATTAATAAGACAATCAATTTCGTTCATAGCCCTTGTATAGGCTAATGGGCTGCTAAAGAGCTTCTTATGAGCTTCTGATTTAGCCCGAGAACGCATTTTAAATGCTCTCCACTTGAAATAAATTTTTTTTAAAATACTCATCTTTTAAATATTTAAAAGTTAATAACTCAATTGACGACGACCAGGATATTCTGGATTTTTTTGTTGAACAGTTAATATCCACCTTACACTTGTTAATAAGAGACTTGTAAAACGCTTTTTACTTATTTACCGAAACTAGAATAGTCTCAATTTCAATTTTAAGCTCTCGCTTAGTTTTAACTCATAAGCAGAAATAGCTGCAAAACTAAATCTTATTGGAGTACCTGATTTTAACGTCCGCACGATCATAATAAATTATTCTGGTATGCATATTGCCAATAAGTGCATACTCTTATCTGCAATCTTTCAGACTCTTTATTACTTACGCCCCACAGGTTTGTCATCTTCTGAAGACATTCATTTAGGCAATTGCACCTATTCTCACGAACAAGTGCAATAATTATCAATAACTAAATATAAAGGACATTTTTATTCATCTTTAATAGGTATATCAGCCGTAGATTTCCTCGGTATAGAATCTGGTGTAATCTTATTTTGTTTATAAGTATCATTAATTTGTGCACCAAATTCTACATTATCGTAGTCCTTCCTGTTTTGCAAATACTCCTTGGCTATGTCACTATTCGACATTTCAGTGCCTCCTTTCATAAGTATTGCAATAAGGGCTACATCCGGCATATTCATAAATATTGAATCATATCGAGATTGTTCTTTAATATCCTTTCGGAACTGGAGAATGTCATCGATAGTTACTGGTTCGGTATACGTTGTTGTATCCGTAGTTTGTACACTTTCAACCTTATCAGGGTTAATAGCATCTTTAATATCGTCCATAATATTAGTACGTACGCTAATAGCAGTACCGATACTAACAATGAAAGCGATAATACTGAAAATTAGGGCATAAATAAGCCCGTTTTTGTTTTGGCTTTCCATTTTTGATAAATGTTTTTTAGTTAATAATATGAATTAATCAATTCCAAAGATATGTTTCATATACAATGGCTGAAAAGTTTTTGCTGCATATTCTGCTGCTTCTCTGTTAATGAACCTCAAATGAGTACCGACACCAGCATTCGCAGCACCAAGGTCATCGTCAGAACCCAGAAAGAATAAACCCGCATAGGAACCATCTTTAATCTTGTTCCAATAAATATACCACCAACTGTACCATGTTTTAATTGGTTTGTTTTGTTGGTAGACCAGTATCCATGGTTTGTTTCCGTTGGCAATAAAGTTAATTGCTTCAGTGATAGTACTCAGCATGATGTATAACACGACATGCTCATCTAACTTCCTGCGCTTATCAATAGGTTTTTTACCTAATACAGCGCAAGCACTTTTGTAATCTTTTACTTGTTCGAACATAGTTTTGATTAATATTTGTTTAACATTTTAGTTAATTGATTTATCTGACTAATAACTGTATTATAACTAACTCTATCTATACCTTTTAATAGCATAGATAATTGCTTTAGATACTTTATAGATTCTCTTATACAAGAATTAATACTCATTTTAGTAGATATACTAATGGGTATTCTCATTCCAATTTCACGTAATTTATTATTACGAGCCTCAAGTGCTTCTGGATAAGTTCTGAATGTACCTAATTCAAATCTTTCTCCATGTAAGTATATGATTACTCTGTATGGTTTCTTTTTGTTATATCTACAGTAATAGATATACTTTTGGCTTTTACTTCTCATCTTATAGTATCTCCTACAAAATAAGTATTATAATATAGATAATCTCTAACATATACCTCTTTAGTCTTTTTACTAAAAGGGTTCATGAGTTCTAACACATAAGTGTCTGAGTTCCGTATATACTTATTAGTCACAATATAGTTCTTATACTGTGCTTTAAGTTCTATATAGTTGTAATAGTCTTTATTATTAGAATATTTGACTAATGATACTGCTACTATAATTATAACAACTATTATTACTAGTGATTCACTAATAGTAGCAAGTATATTTTCTGAAGTGTTTCTTCTTATAATCATACTATGCTAATCTAATAATTACTTTTGTAGGTTCATTATCTTCCCATTTTACAGATGGAAATAAATCTGGATCTAATATTAGTGCATCAAGATATGCTGTTTTCCATTGAAGACTATTTAACTCTAAATTTTTTATAGGTTTACTCTTGTATAGAAATAAACAATCATTTTTATCTCTTGCAATCCACATTCGAACTGACTTCTTTGGTTTTTCTTTCATACTAAATTGATTTTAGTTAAAATTCTTAGATAGTACCCTACTAGGACTGAGAACCTAGATAACAGTAAGCATCATACTGTTGTTTTATACTCACTCTGTATTGATTACAGAATTAAACTATTGAATTAGCAGCTAACTTAATACCATTCTCTTTCACGTAATTAATTACACTTTGTCTCATAATTTTGATAATTTTAATTAAACAATATATATTGATATAAAAGACTTTGACTAATTTTATAAGGCATTAGTTTTCATAGGTACAAACTGGAAGATTTATTTAACCTATTACTTAACACACTCGCCACGTGAAGGCTGCCTTATGAGTGCAACTAGTATACCTATATTCACATATAAACATACTAGCAATACTACTCTTAGTATTCCACAAATCCATATTAAGCTAACGGAACATAATAAGTTGAGGACTATCCTACGCTTAGGACTAATAAGTATAACATGATTCAGAAGTTCACTATTGCATTAGTATATGGAAGATTGTTATACTGCATGATTTTAAAGTCTGCACTAATACTATTTTACAGATGAGTATTTTAAGCTTTCCCGTACGTACTTGCTCTGTATGAATAGATATAAGCCCCACATGCTTGTCAAGGATTCTCACCTTAAAGAACTCTCTACCTACACACGCTAACTCTTAAACGTCTCGAGCCTGTGATTCAGTAGAGAGTTATTTGACACTTATTGTTCAGTTAGTGTCAGACTGTCAAGCACCTCATTAAGCCTATCGAGGTAATAGCTTATTCCCATCTATACTTGCTTTGGTTAGTTGCTACTAAAGGATGCACTCACAGCGAACCTAACTGTGTCCTTACCACGTGGATTCATAATCTGTCTTTACTTGTGCATCGTAAATAGGATTATGTTTTTCTTGACTCACACTCATCTCATATACGACTTGTCACGTATCATTGGTGGTTTAAGAAAAGAAGTATAATAATATAGTCCTTAGCGTTACCTAAGTCTTTATAAGGGCATACCTAACTTATATTATTATACTTTAACGTGGTTAAATAATGTCTCACGACATAAGTAGATGATTTGCATTTCATAGAATAATTACTCTGCGAAAATCTATATTATATTATTAGATTCCAAACAAATGGAAGGACACAATACTGATTAGCCATAACGATATTGCTATGGCTAAACAGATAGCAAACTCTTTATTCTTCATTATCTTCTTCTTTACATCCAATCATGATAGCTAATATGCCTACGTACACTGTACTAAAAGCAGCATAGCAACCCATTCCTGCCTTAGTTGTTGGACCGAGAGAAGATAGTATAATAAGAGTTAATACTATATACACAAAGAAAATAATAAAACCTTTCATAATATATAATGTTTTAGTTAGTAATTTCCTGACTATGATATGCATCTTCAATATCTGCCTTTAATTGTTCTTTGTCATATATATTGTACCAATCACATAGATTGTCACAATATTCTTCAAAGTCATTAAATGCAGTATGCATTGAGTTAGAAGTACTATTTAATACAGCTGCATATAATGCTATTGCCTTACTTCTTTGTGCATATTTGAGTGTCTTAAAAGAATTAAAAACTACATCACAAGATATATTAAAGACTAGTTGTTTCTTGCCTTTTATGCGTTCTACTGTATAAGCTGTGAATTCTTCCATATATATTGAATTTAGTTATTTGCATTTTACACCTAAAACTTATTAGTCGTCATACCTTTCTGATTATGGTCAG